AAATAGGGGTTACCTATAGTGGTAATTTATACTGAGTATAGATAACGTTGGATAGTTGCCTATATGAATTATATTTCTTATATTTAGGTATATTAATAATTAAAAGGTTATACTATGAATCAAACAACAATCATCTCCTCTCACTCAACCCTTCACACTATCATCTACAATCTATTAGACTCCGGATATATCACTCCGGAAACAACCGACGATCTTATCTCGGCCGTAAACAACTCCCCTTCCCAAAATATTTACTAGGGGGGTAATTAACCATAGAGATATAAACAAAGATAAATTAAACAATAAAGGTTATGAACAAATCAAACAAGTACCCAAACGGTTATCTACCAAAGATCAATTTCTGGCAAGAGAGATATGAACAGGCTAAGAGTGATAACGATCTCAGTACAATGGAGTATTGTCTGGATAAGTTAATCTATTTTGTTAAACGTCAACAAGTGGTATATGCTTAATAAAGATAAACTAATTGATATATCTATAGTGGCTGGTATAGTATCAGCATTTATATTAATAGCTTTGATGGTAGGTCCGGCTATTAAGTTCTTCTTTAGAGGACTATTAGCTATGATGAACCATCCATTAGAGGCTCTATGCTTCTTTGGCCTACTAACAATTTTATGGTCGGCTGCGGTATGGGTGAGTGAAAAGTGAGATAAGCTAGACATCACCTTGATATAACACTGACAGTAAAGTTCCCTAAAGGGTTGGTAATCTGCAGGCTGCTGCCATACGTATTCGCATAATTCCTATAACTTTCACTATATAGTAATATATATTTATATATTGTTATGAGGTATCCTCTTCCTTAACATCGTCTATATATGTGTTCGAAGGGTTAAGTACGTATAAAACCATTAGTATAGACCATAATACAGGTATAATAGCTAATATAGGCTTATATACTATGATATAATACCATATTGAAGCAGTAATTAATGCTATTAATGTATATGTCAGTGCTTTTATATTCATATTATGTATTCATTACCTCGGTATATGCTTTATCATATATGTCCTCTAGTTTCATCCTGGGATGATTTTCTCTTAGTTCTCCTACTCTTTGGAGTAAAACTGTTCTCTTTCCGTGTTCTTCGGCAGAATATAACATTTCTTCTAATCTAGACATATCTCAATTAATACTATTGTAATAATATAAGAACTTTTTGGGTAAAAAGCAAGAAAACCCGGGGAAATTTTTCGGAAACTTTTTTGTATATAGGGAATATATTCCGTATATTTATTATAAATGTAAATATGCATAAGTTAGACCCACATACTCTCTTTAGTATCTTTGAGCAAGGAGATGAAGAAGTATATAAAGAGCATGGCCAAGAGGAGGTTCTAAAGAATCCTTTTGTTCTAATGCAAATGGTAATGAGAGGTCTTGAAAACTACCAGCTTATGTGTATGATGTACTATAAGAACTACCCTAAGGAATTTGAAAAGGTAGAACATACTATTAAAAAGAAGTATTACACCAATCTTTACGGTTATTTACTACGTATAAACCTAAAATCCATTGAGACTATATTTACTATTGGGGATTCTTATGAAAAGAAACAAGTAGGTGAAGCTTTAAATACGTTACTTTCTTATTTTGAAAATATAGAGGAATATGAAAAATGTGCTCAAATAGTACCTTATATTCAAATGCTTGTATTAGAAGAGGTTAAGAATCTTATTAAATAAAGTTACTTAATTAGTTGCCTAACTAACTTTTTTTTCGTATATTTAAGTATAAATAAAAAGGTTATGGCAGATTCAAATTCAAACATTCATTCAATCAACAATCAAGAGCAATTCGAAGATACCCTTATGTGGGTTTCGGATTTATATAAAGACGTTAATGGTTTTAGACCTAGAGGTTATAACTTCCATAAATGGACTTTTCAAGAATTAGCTGATTTCGTTACTGATCTTATGGCTTTAAGTGCTGAACAGGCAGAGGAAGAGAGGGTATACGTTAATAAAGCTATAGATGATGTGGTATCAGTAGGAGCTGGTGATAAAGAAACGGCATTAAGATGGTTAGATCAAGCTGATGCTTACTTCATGTATGGAGATGATGAGTTCTATGAAGATAGTATAGAGAAGTATGGATGGGTAGCTAGTCATATGGAGAAGAATACTAATTTAAAATCTGTAGCGTAATGAGTATAGGGAGAATAACAATAGAAGAAGCTGAAGGTCTAATCAAAATCACTAACGACTTAGACAATGCTAAGTACTTTACAATAACACCATCTATAGATCCTCAGCAAGCATCCGAAGGATGGGAATCAGTAACTTACTATAGTGATAAGAAACGTACGTACCAGATACCGACTAACGTTCCTAACGCTCAATGGGTATATGTACTTTCTAATCCTTCAATGCCTGGAATGGTTAAGATAGGGTATACTAATAATGAACCTGATGTACGTGTAAAGGAAATAAATCGTGCTACGGGTATACCTACTGATTTTATAGTAGAGTTTGCTCTACCGTGTGTTAATGGATATGAGGTTGAACAATTAGTTCATGAAGAGTTAGAGGACTTACGAGTAAATAATAGAAAAGAGTTTTTTAAAATAAGTGTCGAAGATGCAGTATACCTAATTCAAGAGATAGGAGAAGATTATGAAATCAAAGAATAATTCGCGATGCAACTTGCGCGCGTTTCGCGCGGCGGCCTTCGGCTTAGTTGTTTTTATTAATTTATTATATGTTGCACCTGTTGCTGCTCAAAGTTTATATGTAGTTGAGTCTTTTTTTAAAGCGGATTTAGTAATTCATGAAGTTAAATATGCTAGCCAAGCAGATGTATTGGTGTGTAGAGTTAAGTATCCTTACAGAGCTAAGGGGAATATAGGACATTGGCACTTTACAGATAATATATTTTTAGCATCTAAATCGATTTTTTTCACTAAATATAGTTATCGAGCAGATATAAACGTGTATTATGTTAAATATCCAAGTCAGTCAAAGTGGATTACTAAAGAAAAAAAGAAATTATTTGAATATTAGTTGTTATTCTGCAAAATTTTTAATATCTTCGATATATGTTATATAAGATAATTAATAAGATATAATAAAAAATATATTTTAAATAAATATAAATAAGTAATTAATAATATAGATATAATATCTTAATAAATAATAAAGTATATGTCATTAACAGCCGAGCTTATAGCTAAAAATTACGAAAAACACTTAAAGATTATAGAAACTTACATAGGAGAGCGTAAAGATTCTATATTTAATATGTTAAAACATATGGAGGAAGTTTATATGATGGCGCCTGCAAGTGGGAAAACTTGGTACCATAATGCTTTTCCTGGTGGATATGTAGATCATGTTAATAGAGTGGTTCAATATGCTATAGAACAACATAGATTATATATTAAGATGGGAGGGATTGCTGATTATACTGAGGAACAGTTAGTGTTTTCTGCTCTTTTCCATGATTTAGGTAAGATAGGTGATGGAGATAAACCAAATTATATACCTCAGACTGATAAATGGCGTCAAGATAAGTTATCAGAAATGTATACATATAATCCAGAATTAGATTTTATGTTAATACCGGATAGATCTTTATTCATTCTACAAAAATTTCAAATACCGGTAGATCAGAAGGAGTTTTTAGGTATTAGATGTCATGATGGAGTGTTCGATAAAGCAAATGAAGCATATTTTTTTAGTAATGTAGAGTCTTCTAGACAAAAAACAGCATTAATTTCAGTTCTACACAGTGCAGACTTCTTAGCTTCAAAGGTTGAGTACGATATATGGAAAACTAACGGTGGAACCACTATTCAAAAGACTAAAAAAACAGAAACCTCAACTGGTAAACGAGTAAATGCCTCAGAAGGCTTAACAAATATGTTAAAAAACCTATAAAATCATGAATACTATTACTTTTTACATTATTTCCGGAATTTTAGTTGGAGTTTTAGTTATTTTATCGTATATTATTAGAAACCTACTAATGAAGGTAGAGAAATACGAAGATGTAACTATTAACCAAACACAGTACCTTCAAAATATCTCTGATTTAATAGGTAGATCACAAAAGCACCTTGCCAAACTAGATGAAAGAGGGGTCTTTCAATCAGACGATGAGGTCGGTTATTTTTTTGAACAAATGAAACTAGTACAAAAAGAGCTAGACCGATATATGCTCCCTGAAAATTATGGCAAGAAAGAAAAGCAAAGCTAATTACTTTACAGCAGAGACAGAAGACTTTATTAACAAGTATAACTCCTCTACCGACAACGAGTATAGGAATAAAGTATTTACCGAACATATATACCTCCCTTTTTATAAGTTAGCAGAGAATATTATTCATACTTTTAAATTCTACTATACAGATGTAGATAAAATAGAAGATTTAAAGCATGAGATAGTCTCTATGTTATTAGAAGAGAAGATTATGAAGTTTGACGCCAATAATGGTGCAAAAGCTTATTCCTATTTTGGTACTATAGTTAAAAGGTGGTTGATTAACTACAACAATAAGAATTATAAAAAGCTTAAAAAGATAGGTACGTTCGATGAAATGTACGATAGCTACGAAACTGATTTTAATGTAGACGATGAAAATGCTATTACCCTAGGTAAATTCTTAGATAATTATGTAGAGGAGATGTATACAGATCTTGATGAACTGTTTCCCAAAGATAGTGAAAGAAAGATAGCTGATGCGATTCTTACTATATTTAAAACGAGACAAGATTTAGACATATTTAAGAAAAAAGCACTCTACATATATATACGCGAAATGACAGATTGTGAAACTCCACACCTTACTAAAGTAGTAAACAGACTTAAAGAAGAGTTTTATGCACTGTATAGTGAATATAATAATATAGGACTAATTAAAACAAAGTTAGTTTAAAACTATTTATAAGAAAAAGATCTACCATGGACAGTAGTAAAGAAATATTTAAGGGTAAATCTCTTTCTGATCTATTCGGTGAAATATACGATAACTCTAAAGAAACGAAATCACAAGTAAAAGCATTAATTGGTGAATTAAAACCATTAATTGAAAATATAGGAGACGCTACTTTGATAGTACCTATGATTAAAGAGTATATGGAGATAGGTGTAAAAAATGATGAACACCTAATTAAACTAGCCACAGTAATACAACGTATTGAAGCGATTCAAGCTAAAGGGAGTGATAGTGAAATGTTTGATTTTGAATCGTTACAAGACCTTCTAGAAGAATCTCAAGAGATACAAGAAGAAGTAAAAAACGTTTCTGAAGAAGAAAACGAAGAATGAGCTTTATAGACTATAACTTTCGTACCAGATCTACACCTTCTAGTGTTAAAGACATCCAAAAGGACTTCCTAGGCCCAGCTAGAGTTATCGATATTATTATGGACGATACTCACCCTGACTATAGTAAATACGACGGTCCTAGTAGTATAGGTATGATTTTTTATAGACTAATCTCCGAAACCGGTCTCGATACGACAGAAGACGGTGAACAGGAATTTACAGGTCAAGCATACCCTATAAGTAGTTATCAAAAACTTTTACCTCTTAAAAATGAAATAGTGTTCTTAACCAAAGGACCAGACCCACTAGTAGACGAAGGATCAGGAGAAGGTAGATTTTACTATATAACACCGTACGCTATTTGGAACCACCCTCATCATAACGCTATACCTGTACGTACAGAAGATAAACCTGAGAACGTTAATATAGGTAAAGGTATAGAAGCTAATAATAAAATAGCTCCCCTTCTACCATTTCCCGGTGATATGTTACTAGAAGGCAGGCTAGGACAGTCAATAAGGTTTACAGGTAATGCAGCAGGAAAATCGCCTTTTACAGATAGTTCTAATACTAATAAACCGTTACTAATTATAAGCAATGGACAGAAAGAAACAAGTAATGGATTTGAACACATAGTAGAGGATATAAACGAAGACCCTTCTTCCATATATTTTACCTCAGATAATACTATTCAATTAAATTTAGCAAATAATAAAAGAGACTCATATAATGAACTCCCTGATAATCCATCTAACTATAAAGGATCCCAATTACTTTTTAATAGCGATAGGTTAACTTTAAATGCAAGAGAGAGCGACATTTTATTATCAAGTGCTATATCTATAGGTTTAAACTCTAACACAGTAAATATAGATGGAAATGAATACATGTGTATTGATGCAGATAAAATCTATCTAGGAGTTAAAGCTAGAACTAATCAAGGAGCTAATAAACAACCAGCTGTCTTAGGACATAGAATGGAAGCATTTATGCAAGATGTGCTAGATCAACTTATAGGATTAGCAAAATCAATGGGTAAAGCAAAAACAGTTAAAGGCGATCCTATCCCTACTATTAACCTAAGAGGTAACTCTGCTCAAATAGTATTAAATCAACTTAAAAGACAATTAAATCCAAAAGGAAATAGTAATCTTAAGTCTAAAAAATTATATATTGAATAATGCCGTGTAGTATACCTCCATCGAATCTTGCGGCGTTTATAGCCAAATATTTAGCAAAGCTAGAAGCTTACGTTATAGCTAAAGTTTACGAAGAAGTAAATAAAATAATAGAACAGCTCCTAGGACAAGTATGTCCACCTGTAGAAGAACTTAAAAGGTTAGTAGCAGTTAGAGATAACCTACTTAATATGATAAACGGGCTAGAAAAAAAAATAGAACCCGTAAAAAAATTTGCTAATGCTCTTAACCCGCCCATACAGGCAGCAAAAGCTACCGTACTGGTATTAGAACAGATGCCCCTACCTACCACCATAGGTACCCCACCAGGCCCAGCAGGTGGTGTTATATTTTCCATCACAACTGGTGCACAGAATAGATTTGCTCAATTGCTTAACTTAGCATGTCAGATAGTAGACCTGTTAGAAAAAGATGTTAAGGCAATAAAAGATTTAACTGAGATTAGTTTTGACGGTCTTGAACCAGTAAAACAAAAGCTGCAGAGTATAGATCTACAACTTTTTGAATGTATAGATAAATTACCGCAAATCCAAAAAGACGAGATACTAAGCTTAATAAAAAACTTACCGTCTAACGCAGGGATTGGATTAGGTGATACCGACGGTAAAGGCAAATATTTTTATAAAAACTATACCATAACAATTCAGGAAGATAAAAACTCACCTGGTTTTGCAAAAAGAAGGTACGCTCAAGTAGAAAATGAAAACGGAGTTGTATTAATGAGAGGACCTTCATCGTTTAGTTCATCAACTAAAGTGTTGATAGACGAAATAAAATTTAGAATTAATAATCAACTTCCATAACTTAACTATTTATTAATATGAAACTAGATCAATTACGTAAAATTATACGAGAAGAAGTAAGATCAGCCGTTAAGGAAGAGTTACAGGATATCCTTAACGAAGCGGTTAAACACGCTAGTACACCAAGTGTTCAAAAAGTAGCCGAACATAAGCAAGTAAACCCTACAGTACCAAAACCCTCTCCTACTAATCCGGTAGCGAGCATTAAAACCGGTACTAAAAGCTTAGATGAAATGCTAAGACAAACTCAAGCTAGTATGACTAATGAGGAATACAAAAACGTATTTGCAGGCACATCAGACATGGTACAGGGAATGCCAAATATGGCATCTACTATGATGAATCAAATGAGTATGAATGCAGGAAGACAGTCTGGATTAGATATTTCTAATTTAGACTTTGTAAGTAAAGCTAAAGCAGTATTAGACGCTTCTAATAAAAAACAACAATTAGTATAAAATGGCATTTGAAGCGAAGAAAATAAACCCACTAGACCTACAACCAAGAAAAGCTGTAGGAGTATCTATACCTTTTTCGGGTAAAGCTGTGTTTAATTCTACGTATCAAACTAAGGATGCTATAAAAGCTAATTTAATTAATTATATTTTAACAGGTAAAGGAGAAAGGTATTTTAACCCTACATTTGGATCCGGTTTAAGAAATTTAATCTTTGAAAATATTAATCGAGATAATCTAACTGAACTCGAATTCTTAATAAGAGACGCTTTACAGAAATATTTTCCTAAATTAGAGATTTTAAACTTAAACGTACAAGGAGCACCAGACTCTAACTTAGTAAGTTTTACTCTTAATTTCAGAGTTGTAGATACTCAAGTAGAGGACGAAATAACAATAAACTTTGAACAATAATGGCTCAAGATATTAAAATACAGTATACAGACAAGAATTTTTCTAATCTACGTAATCAATTAGTAGAACTAGCAAAAAATTACTTTCCTGATACCTATAACGATTTTTCACCAACATCACCAGGGATGATGTTTATGGAAATGTCTGCATACGTTGGGGACATTCTTTCTTTCTACCAAGATAGCCAGCTACAGGAAACTTTTTTACAGTACGCACAAGACCCAGGAAACTTATACGCAATGGCGTATATGATGGGATATAAACCTCGAGTTACTACAGCTGCTGCTGTTGATGTAGAAATAACACAAAGAGTAGCCTCAACCGGCGCCTCCTTTGTTCCTAATTTTAACCAGGCAATAACCGTAAATGAAAACGGAGTACTATCAGCAGGAGAACAGAAGTTTATATTACAAGATAGGGTTGACTTTTCTTTCTCAAGTTCTTATTCTCCTACCCTTGCCACAATATACAGTATAGATGCTAACGGTAATCCCACAGAGTACGAATTAAAAAAATCAGTAAAAGCACAATCTGGTGAGATTATTACAAAATCTTTTAATATTGATACTGCGAGTAAGTTCTTAACCTTGACTGTAGACGATTCGGATATTATAGGAGTTTTAGATATTAAAGACGGAGACGACAATACATGGTATGAAGTACCGTATTTAGGACAAGATACAGTCTTTACAGAAGCCATAAATACTGGGAATAATTCAGACTCAGTACCCTATCTACTTACATCTATTAGAACCCCTAATAGGTTCGTTACTAGGTTTAATTCTACAGGACAACTGCAAATTCAATTTGGAGCAGGTATGTCAACTTCCGACGACGATGTATTTTTACCAAACCCGACTATAGTAGGATCCGGAACTAACCAAGGGGTAAAAAGAGCAGATCATGCATACGATCCCTCTAACTTTTTATTTAGCGCAGCTTACGGTAATGCTCCTTCCAACACAACCTTGACGGTAAGGTATATTAAAGGTGGCGGTATTGCATCGAATATAGAAGCAAATACTTTAATTGGACAGGAAGCAATTTCTATATCAGCAACAGATAACACGTATGTAAGCACTGTAACATTTAACAATCCTCAACCAGCCGTAGGAGGTAAAGACGGAGATACAGTAGAAGAAATTAGACAGAACTCTTTAAGATCTTTTAACGAACAGGGTAGAATTGTAACTAAGCAGGATTACGCATTTAGAGCAATGACACTCCCCACCACATTAGGTTCTATCGCTAAAACATATGTAACAACAGACGCTGATATTCCAACTGCTGATACAAATGTATATAACCCGCTTGGAGTATGTATATACGTGTTAGCATACGATAATAATAAAAAAGTAGTAAAAGCAACACCTGAACTAAAAACTAACCTTAAAACATACATCTCAGAATTCAAACCTTTAACAGATGGATGTACCATAAAAGACGCATATATAATTAATTTTGGCGTGAAGTTTGATATTGTAACTCTACCTAGTTATAATTCAAGAGAAGTAATATTTAACTGTACCAATGCTTTAAAAGATCATTTTAATATTGATAAATGGTCTATTAATCAACCTGTAAATTTATCTTCGATTTATACTCTGTTAGATAGGGTAAAAGGAGTACAAACAGTTCAAAGTGTGAAACTAGAAACTAAAGTTGGCGGTAATTATTCTAGTTTTGATTACGACATAGAAGGGGCAACCAGGAGTAATATAGTATACCCGTCATTAGACCCAATGATATTTGAATTAAAATACCCGAACATCGATATACAGGGTAGAGTAACAACATTATAAGATGGCAATATATAAATTATTTAGTTCAAAAGACAGCTTTGTTTACACCGAAAAGCCTCTAGCTAATGTAGGTAGAGATGAACTACTAGAAGTAGGCGGCTATAAGACTTCTGGAGGAGGTCAAACAATTCGTACTTTCATACAATTTGACTCTACAGAACTAGCAAATATTTTAGATAATAAGGCTAATGGACAATCGGTTAAGACAGACTTGCATCTATATCTTAGCTATGCAAACGAATTGCCAATAGAGTTTAACCTTAACTGTTATCCCTTGGCAGAAGACTGGGATGAAGGCACGGGTAAGTTCGGAGACTCACCAGATAATAAGACAGGGTGTAGTTGGAGATACAGACTAGCCGGTACTACAGAAAGATGGAAATCAGGTAGTTTTGATGCTTATACAACAGCATCTTTCTTAGAAAGTAATAAAGGCGGAGGAACTTGGTATACAGGTTCAGCAAACGGTGACGTAGAAGTTACTCAATCGTTTAATAAAAACTCAGATCTAGACGTTAATTTAAACGTAACTCCGATAGTCCTTCAACACTATAGCGGTAGCCTTGACAACTACGGTATGGTAGTAAAACTACCGGATAATTTAGAGTTTAACACGTCTGCCTCTATAAGATTAAAGTATTACGGGAACGATACTAATACAATTTACCCACCTAGTTTAGATATTAAATGGGACGATTATACTCATTCATCTACATTGACTGAAATTACAGACCCTGAAGTTGTAATAAGTATAAAAAATAACAAAGGAAGCTATACAGACGAAGGTAAACAGAGATTTAGAATACACTCTAGACCTAAATATCCAACAAGAACATTTACAACTTCATCTGCCTATTTAACCAACTATACATTACCTACAGCTTCCTACTGGGGATTGAGAGATGAGAATACCGAAGAAATGGTATTTGATTTTGATACGACGTATACTAAAATTAGTGCTGATAATACTTCTAATTACTTTGATGTATATATGGAAGGATTACAGCCTGAAAGATATTATAGATTATTAATTAAGACTGAAATTGACGGATCTACGTCTATCGTAGACACAGACCAGGTTTTTAAGGTAGTAAGAAATGGCTAAGAAAGTAGAAATAAAAAAAACCGTATTTGATCGAAAAGGATACAGAGGAGTTATCGACAGTAAGTTTAAGTTTTTCAAAGAACTTGAACCTGTTGTTGATCCTGATACTATAGAAGAGCTTTTCAGATTATACGATAAACTCTACGCTTTAATTCCAATAGAAGGAGAAGAACAGTCTCATCAATACTTAGTAGAAAGAAGCTCAGAATTATACAAAATAGATACCCAGCTGGAAAGTATTCAACCTCTATTAGATGAAGTAGCATCTTTAAGAGGGCAGATATTGGAGAGCAACAGACGTATATTAGAGCTAGAAACTCAACTTGCAGGTGGCGGAGAACTTGATTTTGCCTCTGCTGAACAAATGGAACTATTAAGAACACAGCTTGAAACAGCTAACGCTACTATCGCAACACTCGAGCAAGCTAATACACTAGCTAATAGGGCAACCGAACAAGCAACCGCAGCCGCAACCGCAGCCGCAACAAAAGCCGCTGAAGAAGCAAAACAAGCAGCAGCAGCAGCTTCTGCAGCAGCAGCATCTGAAGCTACAACATCAACAACCCCAACTACTCCACCAGCAGTTCAAGATATTATAAACCAGTTTAATAAGAAAAGAAGCCAATTATACTACGCTATGAAAGCTTTAGAAAAACCGGGTTACATATCAATAAACGTATTTCAACGTGGCAGAGGGTCAACTGGCTACTACAGTAGGTACGGACGTCGATTCTTTCCATGGCTGTACGAAGATACAGGTGATGATCGATATAACGGCCAATATAGGTATAAACTATTAGCAGATAATACCTCAGAAGCAGGCTCTATAACTATAGAATTTGTAGTAACAGAATTAGAAAAAGGTGGATATACTGCTGAAGAAATAGTGCAAGCTATAAATTTAAAAAAGAGGTTTAATGGAAACGTTAGCGTTAGAGTTATAAAGTATAAAGATGAAGATAGAGAAGATAAAGTAGGATACAGATATACTAAATAAGTATGGCAAAGATAACATATACATTATTAGATAGAGAATTTAACTCTATACCGGAGAACGAGAACTACTCTTCGGCTGATCTTAATTTGATCGATTCTTTCGAAATAAATAAAAACTATAAACCGGAACGACATTATATAGAAAGTCATTTCTATTCATTAAATAATAAAAAAATATTTTCGGTTTATGATTACAAGCTTAATACTTCTACAGAAACATCAGCTGAGGGAGATATTACAAGCCTTTCATTAGAACCAGAAAAACTCTCAATTGAAAACGGTTTCACAGGTGTTGATCATAAAATAGTATTCCATTTTCTAAACGATCTATATACATACACCTCTGATAAACAACGTTTTTATATTAATAGTATATCTCAAGATAGAACAGAAATACTTCTTTATTCTGATAAAATAGATGTTAACAGAATTATTAACATAACAGAAGATTTAAAAGAGAAAATTTCTAATGAATCTTATTTTGAAGAATATTGGCTTAATTTAGGAGATAACGATTTATTTATCGTAACTAATATAGATGTATTTGAATTAGACGATAAATATACCGTAGCTTTAAAACTATACGAACCTTTACCGGAACGTTTTGAACTAAAATATGAAGCACAGCTAGTAGAGAAAATAAGCGACTCTTTAGTTGTAGAAGTACAAGTTGATGTAGAAGAGGAACCGGAAGTATTCCCAAAGTTGAGACAAGCAAACTTTGACGTAGAGTTAGACTTAAATACTCCTACTCCTACTCAATACTTTAATTATGACGAGCTATTTAGTTATTCTAATTTAAATTCAAATAGAGAAATATTTTCTTACATAAATGAGAATAGTGTAGATATAAACATTAACTATTCTAATTATGAAAACTTTATCAATTTTTCCTCAGCAAAAGAAAGATTAGAAAATTTTAAATATAAAGTACAACTACTTCAAACATATCAAAGCAGTAAAGATCAAATCTCTAACTCTACCAACAATTCAGGGAGTTCCGCTCACTACGACAACCTTATTAAAGGTGTAGTAGATAACTTTGATCATTACGAAAAGTTTTTATACTTTGAAAGCGGCTCCAACAGTTGGCCGAAAAGCACATCAGTTAAACCCCACGTTAACCTGCACTCAACTTCAACTGAAGCTATAAGTTGGTATGCAAATCAATTAACAAGCGCCTCTAATTATGATGTATCCAATTATGATTTATTAGCTAATGCATTACCCTCTTATATAGCAGAAGATACTAACAACAGTAGTGCAGTTCTGTTTACTCACATGATAGGGCAGCATTTTGATAACTTATGGATATATACTAAAGCAGTAACAGATAAGTACAATAACGATAATAGAGTTGATGTAGGTATATCAAAGGATTTAGTAAGAGATGCTTTAACTAGCTTAGGTACTAAGTTGTATAATTCTGCCGAAGGCACTAACGACTTATTTAGGTATATAATTTCCGATACTTATGATAGCGGTAGTATAGAAGAGATAGTTAATACTTTTATAGAAGTACCGAATATACCAACAGACCGCCAACCTATTTCCAGAAAAAACTACGAAGGCGAACTTTATAAAAGGATATACCACAACCTTCCCTTTCTATTAAAAAGTAAAGGTACAGAAAGAGGCCTACGAGCACTTATAAACTGTTTTGGTATACCTTCTGACTTTTTAACTATTAAGCAATACGGAGGTCAAATAATAGGCTCAGATAAGTTTTTAGGGTATGAAGGAGAATCTACCAGCTCTATAGGTAAAGTACGATATGAAACTAGAGCTAGCGGTTCAGTAGGTAGAGTCTTAACTCAAGATAAATCTATACAGAAAACAGAGGAAGATAAAACACAGGATATTCATAGATTAGAGGTAGGCTTTTCCCCTTCCGATAATATCAATGATTATATACTATCTCAACTACCCTCTTCATTTAATATAGACGACTATATAGGAGATCCAAGAGATTTAAATAAAAACTCCTATACAGACTTATTTAAAGAAGCCCATAGAGTATTGCACGCTAGTGTAGAGCGAACTCAACTAAATGATTTCGTTAGAATATTAAAGTTTTATGATAACGTATTATTTAAGATGATCAAAGACTTTATACCCGCAAAAGCAACTTTAGATGCAGGTATAATTATTAAACCGCACATTCTTAATAGATCAAAAGTTAAATCACCTGATTTATCTGGAACTAGACCAGAATACACCGGTAGTATAGATACAGCATTCGTCTCTGGGTCTCAAGGAGGTGTGTACGATACAACAAGTATAACAAATACAACTGCTCATACACTAACTATCCCCACTCTTTTAGGTTCTACAACTTTTGCAGTAGATAGAGAAGAACCTATGTTTAACGGCGAACTTAGCGGTAGCCATATAGAAATTACCGATGGCGAACTAAACTCAGGTAATAAATTTAAAACAGTTAATATTCCTAATCTAAAGTATGACATCATACCTGTTGACCAAAGTGTGGGTGCAGTCTACACATCTTTCAATGCCTCTACAGCAAACGAATCAACAGACGAATTAGCATGTGGAATGTCGTATACCTTACAAACATACTACCATGATGGAGAATTACAGTACCCTGAATTAGGAGATCGTGTTTTCCCAACTATAAACTCAGCAGTAGGATTAGACGGAAACGGTAGATGGTATAGAGTTCCTCAAGCAGGTATAGTAATAGCTATATCTGGTTCTGCAGACCTCGGTAAAGTCTATGCAGTTACTCCTTGTAGTAATTTCGACAGTACACCACCTTCTGGATATACAGCTGCCTGGTCTATCCCCTCTTACATAAACGCTGCTACATCAGCATCTAAAGGATTCTATATTTATGGAGCAACAGAATCTGATGCAACATATCATGCAACAGCTTCCCTAGAATCTGATCCAAGCACTAAAGTGTACGCTACCGGTACTGTAGGTATGAATAGCGGAGCACCGAATTACATTGTGACAAAAACTATAAATACCACAGCACTAGCAGACGGTGAGAATGTATTTTTAGATGTTACTTTAGCAGATGCTAACGGTAATATGGGAGCATTTGCTCCTAATGTATCTAGCTTACTAACATTAACAGCTAGTTTAAAAGATACTAATATACCTACAGGTTATACTACTAGGTTCACAACATCTAATTATAACACTAACGAAACCTCTAATACAACAGGTAATTTCTATTTTGTTTTAGAGAATATACCTCCTAACACAGTCGGTACATGGTACTTTAACCTAACCTCTACAGGTGGTGGAACTAGTTACAGTAATAGTGGAAACCTATATAATAGCTCTACAAGGATTTTTGGTATAGGTAATAATACCCACCAACTTACTGCTGGTACAGTTACACTCACATCTTACATAGTAGATAGCGCAGGTAATCAAGGACCTAACGTAACTGATCAAATACAGTTCTCTCCACAAAGTGGTAATTTATACGTGATAGGTAATACAAATACATCACAACTTACATCCGGTTATCAACAGTTCTCTATAGGGGTAAATGTTGAACCAAACTACTTAAATTGGAGCTTGATAAAATCCAGCTGGATTAGCATATCAGGAGCTAGTGGTACAGGTGATGATAGTTCAATCAATGTCTATATATCCGCCAATACTAGTTCAAATAATAGGTTCGGTTCTATAACATTAAGAGATTCTAACAATACTTCATTGGATGCCATTTTAATCGTACAGGCAGGAGAGAATTGTATCGCTCCTCATACCCTTATAACGATGGGGGACGGTACATCAAAACCAGCTGGAGAATTACAAGTAGGAGATGAAATAAGAACTAAACATGAAAAAACATTAGAGAAAACTTATGATAGAATAACCAGGAAAGAAGTTTATACCTCTCCAAGAGTTAAGGTATACATAGGTGATAAAGAAATAGTATGTTCACCTGGGCATAGATTCTATGTAGATAATGCTTCCGATTGGGTAGCAGTTACAGACTTAAAAGAAGGAGATACCTTATCAGGTAAAACATATATAAAAACAGAGGAGCATAGTGACGGAGATGTAATTAAACTTTCTGTTGCTAACTCTAAAACATATATTTCAGAAGGTATATTATCACATAATGTGAAAGGCGACGACTATTATTATTGGAATTAAATATTATTATGTTTTACTATAAAGTTGAAGACCGGTATAATAAGAAAATGTATAGTGGTAATAATCATATCAAACTAGAGAAGTATCTCTATTTATAATAAAAGTATAATATGCCAACGCAAGGAGTATTTTCAAATATTGCAGTACCAAGTGGTTCTATAAATGTACTATATAGAACTATAAACGGTGAAGACCATATTAAAGCCATAACCGTTTCGGATAAAGACATATTAGATAATGACCCGGCAACCGATATCGGTGTATCACTAGAGCAGTTAGAAACTATAAGATTACCATTATCATCATCTGGAGAACTTACAACACTAACTGTACTGTCTGTTACCAAAAAAAATGGATACCACTTCCTAGATGTGCAAGATACTGTAGTTGATAACATCAGCGGGTTTACTACTGCTAGTATCGCCATCACTCCATTTCTACAGGAATCCTTCTTCTATAACGACTTTAATGCTTTACTAAGTAACGCATCAGAACCAGAAGAATCTAGTTTAAGGTTTGATGTAGATAGAACAGGAGGTCAAGCACACCCAAATAACTTTAACGCTTTAGCGGGTGTTGGTACCCTAACAATGGGTGAAATGAGGTATTCATCTGTAGGTCCTGAAAGCACCCCCGAACCAGTAATAAGTTACTCAAATGGAGATTATATAGCCTCTGTAACTTCCTCTGTTAAGAGTTTCCATGTAAACAGAGACTTAGATTTAAAAGTACTTGAACCTGAAATAATTAATAACCTAGGAATACCTCAGGAATCTGTAATTAACATTAATCCTAATTTATATAATAACCCTTTCTTCAGTTTTAACGCCACCGCAAGTTTAAGTATAGAGATAGACGATAATCCTAATTTTAATAATGTAACTAATAACTTTATATCTGGTGCTATTGCTGAACAGCTATACTATAACGGTGTTATAAACGCTAAGTATATACCGTTTAGTACCTTTATAGAGTCTGGAAGCTTCTCAGGAGGATACGCATACGTAAGACTTAAACAGAGAAATAGAGTAGGGTATATATCTGACACAAGTACAACAATAGAAGTTACACCTTTTCTTTCAAGTAACCCACAAACCCCTAGCTTCCTTAATGTCAGTTTATTTTATTTAGATCAACAACCTTACGCTAAACCAGCACTCGTTCAAGATTCTAATTATACTAGTACAGGTTATATTAACGCTAGATATAACGGTACTAAAACCAGTGAAGCTGACTTTTCAGGAATTTCACCAGCAGTAGCAGCCAAACTTTTAGAAGTTGCTATATATAGATCTGATGAGGATAATGGATTTATATGCTCACAGTCTTTACAAGATAGAACTGTGAGTAGTATACTATTTGAAGGTCCAACCGAATTACCAACTGTTTCCACAGTTGCTATAGGAACTGTTAATACAGCTGTAAATTCTACGGACTCTACAACAATAAATGTTAAAGGAGTTAACAATAGGATTCCTCAACCCGGTGATATAATTAGTATACAAGCAGAACAAATGCAAATACTTACAGTAACTAAGCTACCTAGTACCGATGGTAGGCCTTTCTACGACTTATTTGTTAATAGAGGCTTTGGAGGAACTACAGCAACTACACACCCTCAATACTACAATGTATTTAGACTTTCAGGTGCAAAATTACTCACTATTGATAAAAGCCGTTTAGTGGCTGTTTCTAATAAGAAAGTATGGATTAAAGCTAATAGAAATATAATAAGAACTAATGACAGAGGTTTCGTGGTAGAAGTATCCGAAGTATGCTCTGTATAAAAAGAATAAACCAAGATATTTATATAATATAAAACAAAGTTAGAAAATGGGATACTTAAATAATTCAGTCGTAACAGTCGACGCAATCTTAACCAAAAAAGGAAGAGAGTTGTTAGCTAGAGGAGATGGCTCTTTCCGTATTACACAGTTTGCTTTAGGAGATGACGAGATTGATTATACTCTTTATAATACATCACATCCATCTGGTTCTGCTTACTATGGAGAAGCTATAGAGAATATGCCGCTTTTAGAAGCCTTTCCTGATGAAAATCAAATAATGAAGTACAAATTAACAACTCTACCTAGAGGTACTGCTAAGCTACCTATACTAGAGGCTGGTTTTGCTTCTATTACATTAAAACAAGGTGCTTCCTTAACTATTACTCCTCAAACACTTAACTTTTTAGGTACATCACAAGCTTATGAATCAAGCGGGTATACTGCTACTATTGCAGATGTAAGACTCCTTTCTAACTTTACCGGTGTCGGCGTTAACTCAGCAGAAGCAGAAAGATTAAATCAAACTACTTCACTAGGAACTAATGTATCCAAGACAGTAATAGGAACATCAATAAACCTTACAGGAACTACAATTAACACATTATACGGTTCTTCTAGTAGTGTTCTTACAAGCACACTAACATTAATAGGTAGAGATAGTGGAGCTAGAATTACTATTCCTATAAACATAACCAAAGTAAACTAATAAAAGATGTCATTTAAACAATTTGAAAACGAAGACGTAATAGTAAGTGCAGATTCTGTATCATCCACAGTATGGTCTACTGATACTTACGAATTAACCACATTCTTTACATCCTCTACCCAAGAAGCAGCTTCAAGTGGTGAGTACTATTTAAATGTATATCAAACAGGTTCAGATCTAGCTAATTCATCAACTCAATTTTCTATTGCATATGGTCATCAAAATGGATTAGGATCTACCGTATATAATAGTAACGTTGAGGGTAAATCACCTACTTCTACTATTTTCGGACAGTATAGGTCTTTAGTATTAGGAGATGAAGAAAGAGATTTACTTTTTGGAGGAGTTACATCTACTAAAGGATTTTATGCTATATCAGTAGATCGAGCAAGATATAAAGAAAAACTTTTACCAGGTACATTTAATATTACATTAGACGATGGTTCTAGTACACCACTAACACTTACAGATAACAGTGGACAAGTATCTACAGTAACCTTTAACGATGCAGGAAGAGTTTACGATATTATTACCGGTTCAAACGGTACAGCTTATGATAGCGGAACAGGCTATACAGAAGGATCTTATGTAGCTTCTTACGGTAAATTCTTACCAGATATTGGAGTTATTATTCTAAACGGTCAAGCTCTAGATCATAGATTAACCGGTTTAAACTTTAATACTGGATCTGCAGTTACTAATGGAGTTAATAATGCAACGCTTTTTAAAACACTAACAAGCTTTAAATTAAATTCTGAAGAAACTATTTCATCAAATTATGTTTTTGTAAGAGTGAGAAATAGTGAATTTAATTACTCTAATAACCCATCCAATATTACAGGTTCAGGAGAGCTTAGACATAATGCAATGGTGAACAATCCACAGGCTTATATTACTTCTGTCGGTCTTTATAATGATAATAACGATTTATTAGGTGTTGCAAAATTATCTAAACCGCTATTAAAAGACTTTACAAAAGAAGCCCTAATAAGAATCAAACTTGATTATTAATGAATGGCTGCCTACAAAAAATTAAAAAGAGAAGACTCATACTTAACCACGTATGTAGCTCATAAATCCTTCACAGTAAGTGGTAGTCAACACGACGATTTAGGAGTAGAAACTTATATAGGTATATCAGGTTCTGGAGCATGGCTGCCAAGTGGCAGTGATTCTAGACTAGTAGGTACAGATTTTGAACATGATACTAGATTAGTATACAACAGTATACACCACCTATACTACTCGGGGTACGACAGTACAGGTTTACCTTCTACAGGATCAGATTCAGTTTCAGGGTCTGCTTATGAAAACTACTTACAGAGTTCCTATACAGCTTATCAAAGAAGAGCTCAAGAAGATTTTACTGTCATCTCTATACCTAGAGAATTATTTGGTACATACATTAAACCAGGCAGCGTAAGACTACATCCAGCAGAGATTATATCTAGCTCAAATTATGCTTTTGACTCTAGCAACCCATCTGATGAATTTGTATCACAGAGTTTTGTCGATACTGTTGGTACAGTTTATGGCGGTACTCAAGTACTTCAAGACGGAGATTATGTAGAAAACGAAGGTAACTATGTAAATGAATTAGTAGAGGAATTTGTTACACCCGGCTTTGACGACTATAGCACAGTTCTAATAGATGATAAAAACGGTAACTTAATTCTCTCAGCTTCTAACCCACAAAGGATTGTCGGTAATGTTATTTACTCACATGGTATGATAGTTATAACTAACCCTCAGGTTGGTGCCTACTACTCATATTATTTCTCAGGTAGCTTATCTTGGCAATCTTCCCATCCTATTTATACATATAACTACCATTGTCCTATTAAGGAAAATGAATTTAACTTTAGTTCAAACCCGTCTTCTATAAAAAATGGTACTTCCGGAAGTATAGCAGACAATATAACAGGAAGTTACTTCAAACCTTATTTTACGACAGTAGGGTTATATAATGATGCTCATGAATTAGTTGCTGTCGGTAAATTGGCACAACCAACACCAGTATCAGATAATAATGAAACAACAGTAGTCGTAAAACTAGATATGTAAACCATGGCAATAACATTAAGAAATAATAAAGGAGCTTCTTTAACATATGAAGAATTAGATTTAAATTTTCATAATTTCTTCTATTCAGCTTCTGTTAGTAGCGATAGTAAGCAATTAACCTTACACTATACCGGTAGTGCACTCCAATCAGCAGGCGGTATCAATATAGCTTTAAACACATATACAGGATCTTCAGAAGTAGCAGGTAATGTAAATGAATTTCAATATAACCTAGACGGTACTAACTTTGCAGGAGCATCCGGACTAGTATATGACTCAGCTGTTAATGGAGTAGGTATCGGAACTACTTCTTTAAATACTGGAGAAAAATTTAGAATAGAGGGCGGTAATGTAGTCTTAGAAGACAGTAGCTTATATATTTCTCAAGGAAATCTTTCAGGTAGTATTTCATACGGAGGCACAACCAGAGATATGAGTATTAGAAACTGGCATGTTGATAACAACTCAGATATAGTATTTTTTGCAGGTGGAGAAGAAAGATTCCGTATTAAAGGAGATGGTACTTTAACTCAAAATGGAGCTGACAGTAGTTTAGGTAATACTGTATTAAGTGGAAGTATAGTTTTCGGTAAGACACATGAAGATACTTACCGTAGCAAGTTGATGACTTGGGATTCAGCTAACCTTAGAATAGAAAATAATAACACATACAACCTACTAAGAGGTAACGAAAGAGGAATTATATTAGAAGGACCACAAACAGGACAAGTCGTAGTAGGTGTACAATCAACCTCAGGTAATGAAGGATTCTCAATCATTTCAGCTCCTCCTACATCATCTGACGAACCTACCTATAATAAATTAGTAGCAAATTTTGCAGCTAATGGAAGCGTTGGAATAGGTACTTCTGATACTCCGAATGGATATTTACTAACTGTTTCAGGTAGTATCTCTGGTTCAGCCGGAATGTATATAGCAGGCAATACAGTTGTATCAGGATCACTAACTTCTAGATCAAACTTGTTTGTTGATCAAGCAACCACTTTATCAGGTTCTGTCACATTAAACACAGTAAACAATGCAGCAAGTGCAACTAATTATGATTTCTTAGTTAGGGAAACTAATGGAAACGTAGCTAAACAAGTTAACGCAGCTCCAATTCCTGTAGGAGGTATTATAATGTGGTCTGGTACTATAGCAACTATTCCATCAGGCTGGTCTCTTTGTGACGGGACAAATAGTACACCAGATTTAAGAAATAAATTCATAGTAGGTGCACATTCAGATTTAAGTGGAACCGCTAAATCTAATATCGAAGGAGCTTCTAACTTTAATCAAACTGGTGGTGATATTTCTCACAATCATGGAGGCAATACAGGTAATCATACATTAAGTTCTTCTCAAATACCTTCTCATAATCATACATATAAAGATTCTTACTTTATAGAATACAATAACCCAGGAGTAGGAGCTGGTGGTGCTATAGGAGGAGTAGATTACGTCGGACCTACTAAGTACAAAGGTAGTGGAGATAGTGACGGAGACAACAGATGGGTATACTGGAGATCCGGAACTACAAACAATAAAGGATCAGGACAAGGACATAATCACAGTATTTCAACCGATAATCATTTACCTCCATATTTCGCCTTAGCTTATATTATGTATACGGGCTAATTAGCGAATTGGAGCGTATTTATAATAAAGGACAGACAGAATGGCTATAACGTTTAGAGACGAAAAGGGTGCTCCTCTAACTCATGAGGAATTAGATGCTAATTTTAGGTCGTTTTTCTTTACTGCATCCTTTGGAGATAACAACTTAACTCTTCAAAGAAAAGACGGAGTAACAGTAAACGTACCAGTTGGTGGAGAAGCATTTGCTGACTTTCAAGCAAATGGTGGATCTATTGGTGATGTATTTATAGCTAACAGTCAAATGACTGGTAGTAGAATTATTATAGATCTACTACAAGGTCAATTCTACGACAAAACAAAAGCAATGAACTCCGATGGAGGAGGTCTGAGCTCGGATGAATGGTATATAGATTTTGAACCGGCAGCATCTGCTCCTTACTATGTACATTTTGGTTCTAATTTTGCAATTTCTTCTAGTGGACATCTGTATGCTTCTGGAGCTGTAATAGAAGGGGATATAACTGCATCTGGCGGACTTATTGGAGGTTTCTCTGTTAATAGAGATGCAATTTCCGGTCCTCTAACACTCGGTACTCCTTCCTTCTTTATCTCAGGTTCAGCAGGTAATGATGATCACTTTATATCAGCTTCTAACTTTAATATAAAAGGAAGCGGGGATATTACAGGTTCAGCTGTATTATTCTCCGGAGGTACTATTGCCGGTTGGGATATAACTAACTCTCAAATACGTAAAGGGTCAAATATAGTGTTAGATGCTACGAACGAAAGTATCTACATTAATAACTCTACTTTCGGTAATGAAGGTATTCAATTAGAATACAATAGTGGAGCACCAAGATTTTATGTTGGAGACGGTTCAAGTAGTTTTGTTAAGTATGACGGAACTAATGTCACTGTAGCAACAAGCCTGCTAGAAATCTCAGCATCTAATATAGAAATATCATCTACCGAAGCTTCTATGTCTTTAGGTAACGGAAATATTGAGCTTTTAGGTCAGGATGGTAAAATTATAGCAGGTACTACTAATAAGGTAACTCTACAAGGAAATGCTACAGATGCATTTTTAGTAGCAGGTACAAAAACAGGATTTGCAACAGATGATGCCGGTATTATAATCGGTATGGATGCTACTGTTCCTACATTGGATCTTACGAAAGATGCAAGTAACTATGTAAGGTTCGATACAACAAGTGGTGTTGATATTAAGACAGATACGTTTAAGTTAGATACAACTTATTTCGACATTGATACAAGTACACAAAGACTTAATATATTTGATACTGCTTCTGCAGAAATTATTAGATTAGGAGAAATATCAGATGATGCTTCTGATCTATACGGTTTAAAAATTTATAACGGCTCTGGTACCGGTAGTGCTGATACGATAGCAATGTTCGGCCAACAGGGTAATAAAATCGGAGGTTGGGAAATAACCGACTCTCAGATAAGAACAGTACCTAGTTCTGGTTTTGGAGGTTCTTACGGAGCTGATGAAACAGGACTTATAATACATTCAGATGGTAAGTTAGAATCTTCTAATTTTGTTACCAATGTTAAAGGGTGGAGAATAGATACCGCCGGTAATGGTTCTGCTGAATTTGAAAATATGAGAATACGTGGTACTTTAAGAACCACAGTATTTGAAAAAGAAAGTGTAAACGTAGTCGGAGGACAATTAATGGTTGCTAATGCAACTACTATTGAACCTCTACGAGATGCTGATGGAACTATTATAGCTGGTTCATCTTCGTATGCAGATACAGCTGTTACTTTTTCTGTAGCTAATGTTTCTGGATTTGCAGAAGGAGAAATTATAAAAGCAAAATCAGTAGATGCAACAGGTTTTTCAGTAGAGTACTTCTACGTATCAGGTAGCTCTAGATATTCAGAACATGGTAACTTATCCTACAATACAGGTTCCATAGACCCTGATGGATTAGCTGGAGAGATATACGTTGAAAGATCGTTTGGAGGAGCACCAGCTGCTTCTTCATCTCTAACTACCCTATCTTCCGAAATACCAGATGATATAGTTACTACTATTGATGTAACTTCTGCTACAGGTATTACCACTCAGAATATTTTAAAAATAGGTGATGAGAGGTTAAAAGTTACCGCTATCAACGGCACTACTTTTACTGTAATAAGAGGGTACCATGACACAGCTCCTAATTCTCATATAAACGGTAGCACAGTCTTTTTAGTAAATACAGATAATGAATTTTTAGCAGGACTAGTATCCTCAGCTAAACCATACAATGAAGGTCAAGTATTAGTTTCTACCGGTGTATATAATCCTTCTGAAAATATATCTTCTGGGTATATCCTAATGAATGCTAATCCTAGAGATGTTTCTACTCCATATATGGATATAGTAGAAAGAACAGGATCAGGAGTATATGATTTAGAATTAAGATCTAGATTAGGTGACCTATCAGGTTTATCATCAGGCTACTTATACGGTAATAACGAACCAGGATTTGGTTTATATACTGAGAATGGATTCTTTAAAGGTGCTATTACTGCTGATACAGGATCTATAGCAGGTATACTTCATGTAGCAACAGTACAAGGAGGTTTAGAAACTGGACAGAAGATATCTATCGGTAGAGATGTTTCTGGTACCAATGATGGTATATATGTAAACAACAATAACTACTGGTACACAGACGGTGCTTGGAAAGTAGGCGGTGCAACTAATTTTATATCTCTAGATAATTTTACTGATGGTAATCTAGTAGTAAGAACTGAAACCTTTACTTTAGATACTCCTAATATGATAATTTCTAGTTCCCTTAATAACGGAACTATGACATTAGGTGCTAATGCTGATACTATTACAGAAACAGCAGAAGCAGGTATATACATGGACGGTAACGGCAAGTTTAGAGTCGGAACCGGAACTACAGGCAACAATTACATATATTGGGATGGTAGTACTTTAAATATTAAAGGTGCTATCGATATAACAGGAGGTACGGGTGTTAATACAGACGAACTTAATGCTGCTACTAGCTCAGCCATAACTACAGCTAATGAATTTACTAATCAGTCTACAGCATCACTATCAGGTTCTATATCCGATGTAACAGATGAACTTGATGATAAAATATTTACTGACAGTACCGGTAGAGCAGTAAAAGCACCAACAGCTAACACAGAAGGATTATATTTAGCATCTACTAATATAGGATTCTATAAAGACGGAGAATGGAAAACCTACATGGATAATGAAGGGGATTTCTTTTTAACTGGATCGGCAGGAAATAAATTAGCATGGGATTCTTCAACAGGAGTCTTAGAAATAGCTGGTGCAATTAACATAACCGGAGGTAATGCAGCAACACAAGATTACGTAACTGGCAGTATTGACAGTATATCAGGTTCTTTAGCTAGCTCTATATCATCTTCTAATTCTGAATTATCTAGTTCTATTAGTTCTTCTAATGCTACACTAGTTAGTCAACTTAATGCAGTAGAATCTTTAGCGGAAGGAAAAACATCTATATTCAAACAAGCCACTGCTCCTGCTACTGAAAGTAGAATTAATGGAGATATGTGGATCGACTCTGACGATCAAAACAGAGTATACATTTTTGATATAGGTACTGAAACCTGGGTAACTACACCAGACGGCACTTACGATCAAACAGACCTTATAAATCAAACATCTTCTTCTTTATCTGGCTCTATAGCTTTAGATATATTCACAGATGCAACCGGTAAATTAGTCAGAACACCAGATACTTCTTCAGCAGGACTTTACTTAGGAGATACTAACTTAGGGTTTTACGATGATGGTGAGTGGAAAACATACATGGCCAATAATGGTAATTTCTACCTAACAGGTAGTGATTCAAATTACCTATTTTGGGATGGTACTAGTTTAAATATAGCAGGTTCAATAAATATTACTTCTGGAAATGCAGCAACAACAAGCTCAGTTTCAGATGCACAAATAGCAGCTCAGAATTTCGCAGCAACAGCTTCTGCTAATGCAGTAACAAGTGGTAGTAATGCAGCAGATGCAGCTTTAACCTCATCTATAGATTACGCTAATCAAGCTACTGCTTCTTTATCAGGCTCTATAGCAACAGATATTTCTGCTTCTAATCTAAATGTTAATCAAATATCAGCATCACAAGCATTAATAAATGACGGAGTAACAGGATTCTTAGACGGTAAGAACTCTGTATTTAGACAACAAACAGAACCTAGTTCAACTGGAAGAGTAGATGGTGATATTTGGATAGATACCAATAGTGATCCTGCAAATAAAGTATACGTATGGGCAACTGATACATTTGTAGCAACACCAGACGGTACCTACGATCAATCAGGACTTATAAGTCAAACATCAGGTTCGATAGCTGCTGACATATTTACAGACTCTACTGGTAAATTAGTAAAAACACCTAATCTATCAGGAGCAGGTTTATTCTTAGGAGATTCTAACTTAGGATTTTACGGTGACGGTAAGTGGAAAACTTACATGGCTAACAACGGTAACTTCTTCCTTACAGGTAGTGATGGCGGTTTCCTAAAATGGCAAAACGGAGCACTTGAAATCAAAGGTTCTATTAATATAGTCGGTGGAAATGCTGCAACACAAGATTTCGTAAATTCAGCAACAGGCTCAATTTCAAGTTCTTTATCAAGCTCTATAAGTGATAGTTTTATAGCTAACTCATCTTCAGCTGCAAACGCTCAACAAACCGCTGTTATAGCATCCGGAGAAGCAGCATTAGCTGAACAAACAGCTTTAACCGCTTCTGCTTTAGCAACAACTGCTACAGAAAGAACAGTAGATGCAGATGGTAAAATAACATTTAATCCAACACCTTCAGGTACTGGATTATTTATGAGTGCTGATAACTTAGGTTATTATGATACTAATACTTGGAAAACTTACATGTCTGCATCAGGTGATTTTTATCTTGCTGGAGACGGAAATAACGGACTTTCATGGGATGGTTCTGATTTAAGTATTGATGGTACGATAGTAGCTAGAGACGGTTCAATAGGAGGTATAACATTAGAAAGTAATAAACTATACAACGGAACAGGTACACACGGTAACTCTAATACAGGTTTCTATATAGATTCTTCTAGTAAGTTTTCATTAGGAGATAAATTAGTTTGGGACGGAACAACCCTTACAGTTTCAGGTAATATAACAGTTACTAATTCAAATGATTTTGCTTCTCAAGCGGAGTTAGATGCAGCAACAGGCTCATTACAAAATAGTATAGACGGTATTAATAGTTCTACTAGCTCATTAGTAAATCCATCTTCTTATGCATTTGGAGGCGGTGGGTTTAGTTTAGGTAACGTACCAAGTCCTTCTGCCGGTCTACATTTAGGAGCAGATAAATTAGGATACCACAATGGTACCTCTTGGCTAACTTACATGGATAACTCAGGACACTTCTTACTATCAGGTTCAGGAGATGATTCATTATCTTGGAATGGAGCTACTTTAAGAATAGGTTCACCAGGTGTAGGTCCTTCATTAGCATATCAATTTGTCGGATCTTTAGATACCAACGTATTTGATATATCTTCAAACTTAACAGTAACATCAGTAACATCACCAGTAGTTGGAGTCAAATTACGAACTCCTTCAGACGGATGGAATAATGGATTACACTCCAAAGCTCTTTTTGACAGACAAGACGGAGGTATATTTGAATGGGATATTGTAGTAGGACCTCTTAACGCTAGAATGATGTTTGGTCTTTATAAGGAAAATCCATCATCCTTTTCTTACAGTCAGTTACCACATGCAATCTATATCGATACTTCAGGTAATATATCGATATACGAAAACGGAGGTAGCCCTTCAGGAATCTTAGCATCAAATGATTATACAGCAGATAACGACTATTCAGAAAATCAACAGTATAGGCTTAGAATTCAACCTCTACCGACAGGTGCAAGATATGAAATATTTAAAGATGGTGATTTCACAACACCTCATTCTACCTATGATTCATCTGCAAATGGAGTTACAGAGAGATATCTAAGACCAGGTATTTCAGTATATGAATCTGATCCTAATGCCGGAGTTATAGTACAAGCTATAGCTGGAGGTTCTAGTTTAGGAATAGCAACTAAAATATCAGGTAATACGATTCAAACAGGTGTATTAGAATCATCTAACTTATCTACTACTTTAGGTTCACAATTTAACTTAAATGACGGTACATTTAAATTAGGAGGTACTTCTTCACCTAAATTAAATTGGAACGGCAGTACATTATCAGTTGTTGGTAATATAACAGTTACAAACCCTGATAGCTTTGCAACACCTGCAGAAAAGAATAAAGAAGACTTTAAGATTATTCTTTTAGCTACAGGTAGTATAGGTTCTACCAATACAGACTCAGTAGCGTATCTAGCAAGTCAAGGATATACAGGTGGTAACGGCAGTACTCACTTCTACGATAATAATAATGACTCAGACGGCAACACCAACCCTGCTAATATTTCAGGATACGATACTCAAGACTACGATCTGTACATATTTGACTGTAGAAACTGGGCTATAAATGGTACAGAAATAAAGCTAGCTCTTGATTTATTTGATAACGGTAAATCGGTTCTTATAGCAGGTAATGATAACACAGTAGCAAACTATACAGGTTCTTATAATACAGAGTGGCCGATTAAAGCAACAGTAGCACGAAGCGGTACAGGCTGGATGGTAGGACCATCAGCTTCGGGTAAAGGTTTACCTGCTTCTCATCCTATACTAGCAGGCATATCAGGTAATGTAGCAACTACAACTAGTGGTGATGGCGGTACAATAATCACACAGTTAAAAGCATTTCCTAAAGGTGGAACAGTAGTACAGCCATTTTCTATCACAGATGAAACAACATCTGTAACAAATACAAATGATGTATTTACAACTAGTGGAACTGGTCAAGGTATTACAAGTTTTATTGCCACTAACCCTAGAGGTGGTAGGATGGTTAATCTTAACTTATTCGCTTTAAATACCACAGGTGGGTATAGATCTCTATCAGAACAAGCAGCTAAAAACTTAACAAGTTTCTTACTTAGAACAGACCCTGCTATCGAAGCACACTATATGCAGGTTACTTCTATTACCGGTGAAATGGTAACAACAGGTAAGATTAATTCTTCTAACTTAAATGAAGGATCTGGTACATACACTACTGCCGGTACATTATTTGATTTAGATAATGGCGCAATAAAAAGTAAATCTTTTGCAATCGATAGTTCAGGTAATGCATTCTTCAAAGGTAATCTTTCAGGTGCTTCCGGTACATTCTCAGGAACATTGTCAGCTACAGCTGGTACTATTGGAGGTTGGACTTTAGGTAGTAATACTTTATCTAGTACTGGTATTGCTGATACTTCCGGGTATACCACAGGAGGTATTACCTTAAATGCAAACGGTAACGGAAGTATACATAGTAAAAACTTCTATATAGATACATCAGGTGATGCATTCTTTAGAGGAAGTTTGAGCGGTGCAGATATTACAGGAGCTACAGGTACTTTTGCCGGTCAAATAGAAGTTGGAGGTCAAAACCTAGATTCGGTAATCACTCAAACCTCTACAAATCAAAACTCATTATTCCCTAATCCTGACTTTGGAGAAATAGATCCTATATACACCTACAGACCATTTGGTGTATTTGCTACATATGGAAGTAATGTACGAGAAAATATCAGCTATTCAGGCTCTAATGCGGAATCAGGAATATTAGAACTACAAAGTGATAGTGACACCTCTATAGGTATGGCATTCTCAGCATTTACAGTAATACCTGGTCAAACATATAAGTTCTATATACGTATAGCTCATGAAGTTAATACGTCATCTAATGGAATGTATATTAGAGTTTATGAATCAACTAGCACATTAAGTTCAACTGAATTTTTTGTATCACAAAATGGTGCAAGTACAACCTGGGAAACCGGAGGTAAAGCTGGAACTGCTAGACCTCTTGAGAATAGAACTATAGATGGTGTAGCATCTTTTAGTGCTTTTGAAGACATTGCTTTCCATACTGATTATAAAATTTATCAATTTACTTATACAGCAACTTCTACTGCTAAAGCAGCATCTGTAAATATTTTAAACTGGACTGGAGGCGGAACAAACGGACTATACGTATCTAGAATGTCTGTTATCCCGGTATCACAAGATGTTTATACCGGTATCATAGGGGGTTGGACTATGGATAGCACAGGTATATTTGCCGGACCAAAAGATTCAAATGGATATGCAGACGCCGGCGGTATTACTCTATCGGCAGGTGGTTCTATACATGCCAAACAGTTCTACATAGATACCACAGGTGATGCATTCTTTAAAGGTACTTTAGCTATCGGTACAGGTAATAATATATTTAAAGCTACACCTGGTACAGGTATACAAGTTGGACATGCAACATTTGCATCTGCACCATTTAGAGTTACCGAAGCAGGATCAGTATCAGCAACCTTAGGAAATATAGGGAACTGGATTATTAGTTCTGGTGAATTGAGAGACAGTACTGGAAGAATTGAATTAGATCCTACAGATAGAGCTATTAGGATAAATGACAGTGGCGGTACTAATAGAGTAGAGATAAGCTCAGAGAATCTAAGCGCAGTATCCCCTACTAGAGCATTAGATGCAGGGTATGCTACTTTTGAAACCAGCATGTATACTAGAAGAGATTCTTCCTCTGTCGCAGCAACCGTTGCTTTTGATCAATCTAGTACAACTACTGTAAACCAGAAACTCTTCCAATTGGCTCAGTATACATCTTGGGGACCAGGTTATAGCGGTAGAGATATAAGTGCTTACAAATATACATCTGGATATACACACAGCGGTGGAGATCTACCTGTCATTCTTCCTATCGCAAGTAACCCAAGCACAGGTAGACTAACTGTACAAGTACCAGACCTATCAGACACTGGATATCCGACTAACACTTGGTACGATAAGTTTTCTGCAGCTTTTCTCCAACCAAACCAGATGAATCTAAAGTACGTTCTTCAAAGAGAAGAATCAGGAGGAACAAGCGGTCCTGCCTACTGGGCAGACGTATATGGTACTTTTACTTCAGTTAAGCTAGCTGAAACATTTACACCTAATTATGTTGGAGTAGGTAAAAATGACCTAAGACCTTTATCCCCAGGATCCTCAACATATGTAGGCTACGCATATTATTCATCAGATGAGAATGACTGGAATTGGAATGCTACTACTATAAGCAGAACATTCACGAATTTAACTGCAGGTACGTATAGATTAGGGGTAAAGTATGAGTTAGACTATAGTTTAAACCTAAACCTTACACAAGGTAATAACACTACAGGAGCATCAACGTATTCGCCTGCAATTTCTATAGATTTAAGACTGTATGAATTTCACGCAGAAAACACCCCAGTAACCTTCGGAACTTTCTCTCAAAAAGTAAACGTTGGATTAAACGGAGTACAGGTATCCGGTGTTTCCGGATCTGTAGTACTAGGAGAGGTAAATGATACCGGAGTAGCTTCAATTTACGGAGATGCATTAATTACCGGTAAACTTACTGCTAATACTACTGCATTCTCGGATGTAAGGTTAAAAGACAATATACAAGATATAGAGAACCCTCTAGAATTAATTGGTGGTCTACAACCTCGTTCATTCAATTGGAACCGTACTGTTAACCCATATGAAACTAGAGGTAACTCGTACGGATTTATTGCACAAGAAATAACAGGCAGTTTACCTGAATTAGTAGGTGTTGAATTAAGAGAGGTAGGGCATACACGTAACTTACTTACCTTAGATCAAATGCCAATTATAGCTCTAAATACAGCAGGAATAAAGGCTCTTTTAGAGAAAGTAGAAAGTCTAGAAACGAAAGTGCAACAGTTAGAAACTGAAGCAAGCGGCTCACAATAATAGAGAATATGAAAATCTTACAAACATTAGCGACAGAATATTTAGAAGATACTCCCTATAGAGAGTATACTCAAAAACTACTCTACCATTTAGTAAGTGCATTAAGTATACGTCAAGCTTACGGTAAAGACCAAGAGTTTATATTGATAACTGATACTCAAGGAAAAAGTATAATTGAAGATTTAGGTATATTTCCCTATACTACTATTACTACAGATCTAGATAATTGGCCTTATGCTAGACCATTTAGAAAGGTTGGATACAAGTTATACGGATTTGAACTTTACCCTGATGATGATATAATACATTTTGATAATGATGTTTTCATAAAAAATACTTTACCAGAATTTACTGATGTACTAGTACAAGGACATGAAGGTAATTTCCTTGAAATGCTTTGGGACGATTCAGACTATGTCTACGAAGGATGGGTATACCCACCTGCTGCAATGTCAGGCAGTGAGCATAAATTAACCAACAACTATAACCCTGGAGTATTAGGATTTAAAGCTAATAGTAGTATTAGAGAGCAGTTTGTTAACGACTACAACCAATATCTAAACACAAACACACTTAACCTCTTACAATTAAAAGAAGACAATCCCGCTCAATTTAACTCAATTTCAGGAGAAGAACACCAGTGGATAAATACAGCTTTAGAAGAATCATACCTATACCATTTATGTCAGGATAATGGTGTTAATGTTGTAGAAGCCCTAAACCCAGAAGTAGTTCCAACACCTTTAAAGTACGTCCGTGAAGAACGTAAACAAGGAGAGTTTATAGTTAGGCTTACAGAAAGACACTATGACTACTGGCAAGAGTTAGGGTATATACATCCATTTAATCGTAAAAGAAAACAAAAATCATTTATGGTGGATTTATTAGGAAATATAGAGACAGACCCAGTTGCTACTTTTATTCCTAATATGACCGAAGAAATAACTACCTTCTTAAAAAAGAGATACGGTACGTCTGAAAATCCTTCTAATGAAGAAATCGCAATGTGCCTTAAGAAAATCTGCTTACAGTAAGTAGTAGTTGCTTTTCTGGAATTAATTTCTTAAATTTATTAACTATGGTAACAGTACCCGGATGGACATATAAAGGACATCTCATAACAGATATTGCCGACATGCCAGAAGGTACGTACGGCTTTATATACGAGACATTTCATAAACCTACAGGTCAAAAGTACTTAGGTAAAAAAGTACTATACTTTGAACGTAATAAAAGATTAGGTAAAAGAGCCTTAGAAGCTTTGAGAGAAGAAAGAAAAGCTAAAGGTATAGGAGGTAGAGTTCCTCTTAAACAAAAAGTAATAACAGAATCAGACTGGAAAGATTACTACGGATCTCATAAAGATATACTTAAATTAGTAAAAGAAGATGGACCTACAAATTTTCAGAGAAAAATTCTTTGCTACGTTCCTAATAAGAAGCTACTAACATATTATGAATGTAAATACCTATTTATAAATGAAGTACTAGAAAACCGTGATAACTATATTAACGATAATATTCTAGGAAAATTTTATAGAAAAGACTTCGACTTATGATACAAATAAAAGAAATTATCGGATATCCGTCATTAGAATACCATTTAGATAATAATCTAACCTTATCTGAACATGTCTATCGTTATAGCTCGAAAGCGTTTATACAACTATTTAAAGAAGCAAGAGAGGCTTGGAGAGACGGTAAAATCGAATTGAATGAACAAGATACTCTTTTACTAGAGACTACCGATATAGGAGAATACGCAGAGTATAATGGAATGAGAGTTCCTTTAGACTTACCAATGGTATCTCCAAACTACAATCCAATGTTTGAAATTGGTAACTTAATCGATGAAATGATCGAAAATGAAGATACTATCGACGAAGCTACTACAATAGAGGAGATGATTGATTTTGATATGATTAAAGAACTAGTAGAATCTATCGGCGGTCAAATTGATATGGATAAGTTTAGAAAAGCAGTATCACTACAAAACGAAACTTTTGATTACAACGGCTTTGAAATGCTTAAAGCAGCTGTTAATTACATACCTGAAGCAGAGTATAAAGGTAAAAAAGTGCAACTTAATAAACCAAAACGTGGTGGTTCTAAAAAATTCTACGTTTATGTTAAGAATCCAAAAACAGGGAACGTAAAGAAAGTATCTTTCGGTGATACCGGACTTTCAGTTAAATTTAAACAAAAAGGAGCTAGAGCCTCATTTGCTGCACGTCACAAATGTGCACAGAAAAAAGATAAGACTAAAGCAGGATACTGGTCATGTAACATTGGACGTTATTGGAAGAGTCTTGGCGGTAGTTCTAACTTCTCTGGATACTGGTAGAAAATGGAATTAACTTGGCTACAGTTTAAAAATAAAGATAATATTCGTATCTTAACAGAAAGTGAGCAGATGCGTCAATATAGATTTTATCTTGAAGCTCTGTCAAATGAACTAAGAAGACAAAACATTAAAATAGGTTAATATGGGAGTATTATATTTTAATACAGCAGGGAGACCTCATAGCCTCAGTACACTAAAAACTTTTTCCGCTGCCGCATCTGCTTATTTCTTAGGCAATGGAACTGGGGAAGCAAACATCAGCTTGAGAGACATATCAATCCAAGGGTTCATGCCCAGCGTCACTACAAATGTAGGCATGGAGAGTACCTTTGCTAGAGGCACCACAACCGTACCAGGTGCCGGTTATAGGCACTTATTAGTAGATGCATCCAATTGTCAAGTAAATATAGCTTACCCAAGCAATATGTATAGCACTCTATATAATAGTTCTACCGATACCGCCTTATCATATTCTAGAACTTATATAACTACCTCTGAGACAACCAACGGATACGCACTTTACTGTAGAGCTGTAAGTTATACCGACTACCAATATATTCAAATTTCAGCTAATAATTTTAATTATGGATACTCTACAGGTACTTGGGTATGGTATAATTCCTCAGGTAACTTTGTTACTACAGCAGGTTTCGGATCAACCTTAACTCTATATGTTAATTCATACACAGGCACTGAGTACTACAGACTAAGACATGTAGCATCTTAAAATATGAACAAACCATATACAGAATTCACATTACAAGATTATGTTATTAGAGAATTTTCCTCTAATACAACCGCTTTTGAGTTTGTTTGGCATAGAGATAAAGAAGATAGAATCGTACAAGCAATGCATAACACAGATTGGAAGTTTCAATTAGACAATAAAACACCAAAGGTATTATCAGAAAACAAACTATTTATACCAAAGGAAACCTATCACCGTTTAATTAAAGGTACAGGTAATCTAAAAGTTAAAATATACAAATTATGAAGTTAAGTCAAATCATATTAGAATCTAAACCTGATTTTAAAGTTAAAGGTATTAACCTTGGGTATACCGACCGTGGTCGTTTCTATAGTGCTAAACTTTACCCTATAGCACAAACTGTTAACTTACCTTTAGGAACAAGAAGACATAAACTTCCTTATCAAGAAGCTGAAAAATATATCAAGGATTTAACAGGAATGGATCTACCAGATAGATACTTACCTGATGTATTAGACGGTATTGTGTCTGCATTAAAGAAGAAAGGTATTTATGCTGATCATGATGATGCAATGGATGTAAGTTAAAATGTATGAGACTGTCACATGTCATATTAGGAGAGATACTTTACTACGATCCTGGTTTTGAAAGGGAAGTAGATAAAATAAAAGACCAAGGAGGTAAATACTTAGGCTCTGGAGACTATGGATCAGCCTACCTACTCAATGGTAGAGTCTATAAAGTTACTACAGACGAAATCGAATTAGAACACGCACAAATTCTTAAAGGTAAAAAGACAAATAACTTTGCTGCAATATATGATGTAGAGGTTATTAATCCTAAATTAGGAATTATACAAATGGAGGTTTTAGGAGAATACAAAGGAGAAATACCAGAAGAATGGGTTGAAGCTGTTAATAGAGAAGCAGAACAACACGGTATAGATCCTGACGAACTAGACATTAGACCTTCTAACATTATGGTGAATCAAAAAAATCACCTTAAATTAGTTGACATTTAGGAATATTTTTCTTATATTAAACTAATAACTAGTTACAGAACATAGTATGGATTATACATTCCTACTCGGCTCTATTGAGAATATATTAGGGAAGTCTCATAAAAGAGCTAGAGCAAACCACGCCTTTCATTGCCCTTTCTGCAATCACAGAAAGCCAAAGTTAGAGATCAACATGGAGACTAATGAAAAAGGTCATAATCCATGGGAATGCTGGGTTTGCCAGACTAGAGGACGAACAATCAGATCTTTACTAAAGCAGTTAAAAACTCCTAGAGAACAAGCAGCCGAAGTCCTCAAATACCTTCCTAAAGGTTCGCAAATAGAGTATAAACAGCTATCTATAGTAGAACTACCAAAGGAATACCAAGAATTATATTCTGCTTCACCAACATCAGTTATAGCTAATATAGTAAAACAATACCTATATGAACGAGGACTTACCGACAATGATTTTATTAAATACAGTGTTGGATACTGCACAACTGGAGAATATGGAGGAAGAGTCATTATCCCAAGTTATACTTCATCCGGTACGCTCAACTTTTTTATTGCAAGAACTTTTGACGGAAGCTATTATAAGTACAAGAATCCAGAAGCTTCCAAAGACATAATATTTTTTGAGAATCTAATTAACTGGAATGCACCTATTATACTATGTGAAGGAGTATTTGACGCTATAGCAATACGTCGAAATGCTATACCGATTTTAGGTAAAAGCATATCTAACGAACTTTATAAAAAGATTATAACAAGCAAAGTAAGAGATATCTACATTGCTTTAGATAATGATGCTAAAGATAGAGCATTACAAATAGCAGAACAATTTTTAAATAACGGTAAAAGAGTTTTTATAGTTGAGATGGAGGATAAAGATCCTTCCGAAATGGGTTTTCGAACTTTTACCAAATATATACAATCAGCAGAAGAATTAGATTTATCTCGTCTAATGATGCATAAACTAGATCTATGATCAAACAAGGAATGAATATTCTCGAACAAAACGAGAAGAAAAGATTAGACTTTCAACCACAGTTGAAACAAATTAATTTTTTAGACAGAAGAGTTTACAAAAGATCGGAAGGAGTATACTATCCCTCTGTAACTACCATACTCCAATATATGCCCAAGAATAAGTTTTTTGAGTCTTGGCTCAAAGACGTTGGGCATAATGCCGATCTTATTATGAGAAGAGCAGGTAAACAAGGTACTCAAGTACATGAAGCTTGTGAAAAACTAATCTTAGGAGAAGAGGTTTCTTGGATGGACGATTATGGTAATGCTAAATATTCCCAAATAGTATGGGAAATGATTTTAAAGTTCCATGATTTCTGGACCACACATAAACCAGAACTTATTTCTGCCGAAGAATTTGTATGGTCAGATGAACATAAGTATGCAGGTACAGCTGATATTGTATGTAAAATGAACGGTGAGATTTGGTTATTAGATATTAAGACCTCCAACTCTATCCATAAATCTTATGATTTACAGTTAGCTTCTTATGCTAAGGCATTAGGAGAATCTAAAGGAGTTAATATTGAAAGAACTGGTATTATCTGGTTGAAAGCTCAATCTAGAGGTCCATCTAAACAGAAGAACGTTATTCAAGGTAAAGGATGGAAACTATTACAGATAGATGAAATCGATAAAAACTTTGAACTGTTTCAAATGATTTATAAGCTATACAGTTTAGAGAACCCTAATACAGAACCTATTTATAATAGTTATCCAACTACTCTAAAACTATAAGAGCAAAGGTTAAGATTATAGAGTATAGGGAAAATTAAAATTATAAACAGATATGATAAAACTATCAGACATAATCTTAGAACAAAACAGTAGGCCAAAAGCTGTAATTATGGCAGGAGGAGCAGGTTCAGGTAAGACCTACCTACTCAACCAGTTAGGACTAGACAGTCTACTCAATCTCAACCCAGACAAGTACATAGAGGATCCCAACCATCCTTACTATAATAAACTAGGTCCAGCAGCCAGCCAAGTAGCCAAAGACGCAGCAGCAGCAGCAGAAGAAGGTACTAGCTTTGTATGGGATACCACTGCATCTGGTGCTAGATTTGAAAAGCAGCTAGATGACCTGCTTGCAAAAGGATACGATGTATATATGGTAATGGTGTATGCACACCCAATGATATCTTATGTTTCTAATTTTATGGCTAGAGACAGAAATATACCTGCAGATGCTGTATTCTCTACTTGGAGAAATATCTACCAGAAAATAGAAGATTATAATAGAAAACTTAAAGGTAACTTATCTATTTTTGTTTCTGATAGAGGAGGTAAATATAAGAAAGAAATAGAAGGATTCGATACTGCAGCCAAAAGTGGTTTAAGTGGAGTAAAAGACTACTTAGAAAAATTTAACGAAAAAAACAGTATTGGAGGTTCGTCTTTCTTTAAACCAGTAGAAATGTCTACTGAAGAAGAAGAGGAGTTTAAAAAAGAAGTAGGAAGTATAGACTGGAATAAAGATAATAGATCTGAAGATAAAGCTATAAAAACAGCATTCTTAAAAGCTTACCGAAAAAATGGTGTAGGACCTGGTCAAGATAAACTTAGAGATGCAGTTAAAAAGTATAGAGTAAGTAGTGAAAAAAGAAAGCAATCTGCTGATGAAGTATTAGATAATATTATCGATATGATATATAATCCTACTTTTCAAGAAAAACTTAAACACTCTACCCCTAAGGAAATAGATCAAAAAGTACAAACATTCTTAGCATGATAGCATTATACCCAGGAGCTTACAAACCACCTCATAGAGGACATTTCAACGTAGTAAAATCTTTACTTGACGGTTCATATAATGGTGCTGTATATAATAAAGATAATTATAAAGAAACCGGAGCTGAACTTCTTAAAGGTAAAAGAGAGAATAAACCTAAGATAAATAAAGTTATTATATTTGTAGGAGGCGGTGAGAGAAACGGTATAACTAAGGAAGAGTCGATGTCTATATGGAACATTTACGCTAAGTATTTAGGTAATGTTGAAATTGTAGATGGACAGAAAAATCCAATGTTTGCTGCTAAGGATCACGCACAAGCAAATCCGAAAGAAGAATTTGTAGCGGTAACAGGGATTAGAGGTGAAAAAGATTTTGTAGATTTAAAAAGAGTTACCACTTTTAAGAATGCACCTAACGTTCAAGGATTAGCTTTAACAGCAGCACCGGGATCCGGAGTAAGAGCAACAGATTTTAGGAATAATATACTCTCAGGTAATTTAGATAAAATTACCGACTTCTTTCCTGAAGAATTATCTAGAGAAGAAATACTTAATATATTAACAGATTTGAAAGACAAGATAGTAGCTGAAATTTTAGCTTCTAATATTGAAGGATTTGTAGAAGGTTATTTTAAAGAAACTGAAAGTATTGAAGAAGTTATACAAGAACAACAGTCCGGCCCTCAATTAAAAGACTATATTACTTCTTTAACAGAGTATATGTTAGAATTAGGGATGAATATTACTCCACTACCGGAAGTTAAATTAAGAAGAGATGAAGCCAATGCTGCTAACTTTTTCGGTAGAACAGCATACTATGACCCTAATGCAAGAGAAGTAGTACTTTATATAACAGGTAGACACGATAAGGATATAGTAAGATCATATGCTCATGAAATGATTCATCATATGCAAAACCTTCAAGGTACCTTACACAATATACAAACTCAGGATACTAACGAAGATGATAAGCTTTTAGAATTAGAAAAAGAAGCATATACGTTAGGTAATATTACTTTCCGTAACTGGGAAGATGGTTTAAAAAACTGATAAAAAAGTTGGAAAATTGCATAAAAGTTCGTATATTAAGTATGTTAATTAACGCTAAATAAAGGTTTTATGAATACAAGTATTGTAGATTTATTAGAAGCTTATCCGCTTCCTGAACAAAAAGAAACTCCTCCATATAAGATTTACTGTGATATGGACGGTGTATTAACTGATTTCGAAAAAAGATTTCATGAAAAACTTAATGAAGTAGGTCCTGATTATTATCCATTAAAAGATATTAAAAAGGTAGTTAAACCTAAAGACTTTGAAGCTATATTTGGTATTGAAGAATTTTGGAACTTTATAGACGGTATAGTAGGAATTGGTTTTTGGGTAGGTATGGATTGGATGCCTCAAGGAAAAGCACTATGGAACTTCATCTCTCCTTACAAACCAGAACTACTTACTTCTCCTTCAAGAGATAATGCTTCTAGATTAGGTAAAAATTTATGGGCTAAAAACCAACTAAGCCCTAAACCAAGAGTAATTTTCGCCTACTCTAAAGATAAACAGAGATATGCTAATGCTAATAGTATATTAATAGACGACAAAAAATCAAATATTGAACAGTGGATAGCAAAAGGAGGAATCGCTTTTAGAGTTAAAGACGGTGACATCGGTCCTGTTATTCAAGGACTAAAAGAACTAGGTTATGAATGAAAGCGCTCTTAAAAAAGAGTTTAACAGATCAGATGTAGAGAGGATAAGAAACTTAGTTAATAAGGATTTTACGTCTGGTACTAAATCTCAATCTGGATATAAGAAAACTTCTAAAAGATATAAAGAAGGTGATGTTTGGGAAGAAGGTGGAAAACAATGGACCATTAAGAACGGCCTTAGACAGAACATTACTAAATTAGATGCAGCTAAAAAAGCAGCACAAGTACCATTAAAATGCCCTAAATGTAGCGGCTCAATGTCTTACCATCTCAGTAAAAAGATTTATAAGATAAACAAGATGTGTTTTAATTGTTTTATAGATTATGAAGCTGAATTAAGAAGAAATGGTCTTTACGAGGATTACTTAATACACGCTAGAAAAGGTAACCTTAAATACTTTATTAAGGAACTAGAAGAAAAGTTTGCAGAAGCTTTAGAATACGACGATACTTTCGTAACTGAACAAGGTGATATAGAGTCATGGAATACAAATAAAAGTATTAATCGAAATCAGATGACCGAAAAGTTTAAAGAATATATAAGTTACCTGAGAAGTAAGCTTGATTAGTATATATTTATATTTATATACTACTTTATATTTTTAAAGCCTTATGACACAAAAAGAACTGCTAGAATCAGTATTATCTGAGCTTGTACATATTAAGAAGCATATGCCAAACGGCGAGCTTAAAGCAATGCTTATAGATGTAAAAGACCTAAAAGAAGATATGTCTGACCTTAAATTTACACTACTTAACCCAGAAAATGGTGTGATAGTTAAGACAAATCAAAATACTGAATTCAGAAAATTCATGCAAGGAAACGAGAAAGAGTTTCAAGCCAAAATGATAGAGTTAGCAGAATTCAAAAGATGGAAAGAAGGAGTAAATAAAGCCCTTTGGATATTATTTACAGTACTTGCAGGTGTTGTAATTAAACTTTTATCTGAAGTCCTTAAATCAGGAGCATAATGTCAAACACTAAAAAGAAGATACCTGCAGATATACAAGCTTTTATGAGGGAACTCATACAGGAATCTTTACGTGATTGGTTTAAAAAAGAAAAGTGGGTTAGAATATCGTCATCTGGTAATATAGCAGGTCCTTGCGGAACATCTAAAAATAAGAAGAATCCAGATAGATGCTTACCCAAAGCAAAGGCACAGAGTTTAACTAAAGGCCAAAGAGCCGCTACTGCAGCTAAGAAAAAGAAAGCAGGAGCTAAAGGTAAACAGGTAGTACCGAATACAAAAAAAGGAAAAGTAACAAAAGCATATGTTAGAGAAATGATACATCAAGTTATCATGGAAAAAGATGATAGATGTACTCGCATTGCTAAACGTAAATACGATACCTGGCCATCAGCTTATGCTTCAGGAGCAGTAGTTAGATGTAGAAGAGGTGAAATCTGGAAAGGAGTAAAAGAAGAAACTCTTGATGAAATGAATTGCAAGTACGGTAAGTATTACTGCACAACCGATAAAAAATATAAGTGTAGAAAAGGACCTAAAAAGTCCAAAAATTAAATAAAGAAATGCCCGTAAAACTAAAACCCAGCATTAAGCAGTACTTAAAAGATAAAAATGGTAAACAGACTAGTACCTGGGTGTGGGTACATTATACGGTGAAAAATACACCTACAGTTGAGTTGAAAAAGTATTATGAAAATCCATCTTTTTCAAGAAAAAAACAAGTAATTAAAAGAGAATTAGAAAGAAGAAATGCCATTTAAAAAGTCACAATTAAGAGAGTTAGTATTAGAAGTTATGTACGAAGGAGTACATGACCCTGTTAAACCTGGCATTCTTAAAAAAAGACTCGGCAAACTTTCTTGCTCAAAAGTAAGATCAGCTAAATCTGGTCTCAAGAATAAAGGAACGCATTATGCTAAAGCGTTACAACGTTATTTAAATTATCATTGTCAATGAAATTAACCAACAATAAGTTACACAGAAATGCATATTTTTTAGATCCCACAGAAGAGATAGAGACTCTAAAAAATCCAAAGAGTGTAGACTTATTTGATCAAAACGGTTACCATTTGACAAAAGCAGAACAAGCTTTCTTAACTTACAACGGATATACCCCTATTGAAAGAAGACATGAAGATTGTCTAAGATACGATTGGCTAACTTGGGATAAGAGAGAAGGTGCACATATTAATCATTCTGATTTATTCGAAAGAAAAGGATTCTACTCAACAGCTCTAGAACAAATTACAGCCATCGCTGAAGAATTTAATCCTATGTTATGGAAATTAGTTAAAATGAAACCTAAATGGGGAATAGATATTTCTATAGATTACACTTCTAAGGATGCTGTATTTGAAGTATTTCACTACGAATGGGATTCTTTTGACTTCTGTAAAGTTATGGAAAAAAAACAAGAGATCGAACAATTTGTTTTAAATCAAGATTGGGATGATGTAGCAAAAAAACTATGGAAGAAAAGAAATCAATGGTATGATTTAAATTTCTTTGAACAAACACAATGGAGAACAGATTATTTTGGATTATCCCCTGAAAAGTTTAAAAACGTTATTTGGGAAGATTAATCTATTTATTTATATAGCTATACAATAAAACACACTACGATGACGTACGATGAAATTAAGCAACGGCTAGCACAGGTTGAAAACACATTGCAAACTATCAGCAATACAGGAAAACCGGTATTAGTTAATTCATACACCGCTAAATCTTTAGAAAAACTAACTACTCTAAAAGAATCACTACAAAAACAATTAGCAGAAAAAGACGAGACTATGTTCATTTCTACCAAAGGAGGCGATACTAAAGCCGTTAAAATGGATAGAAAGACTGCCATGGATCTTAAAAAAGATCCTAACATTACAGGAATCGATACAGCAAAAGGTCAATCCTTAAAAGAAGTAGACAGATTAATTAAAAACTCAGGTGTAGAGTTTGATAAAAAGGAAGTAGCAATTGTTGCTAAATCTACCGGTAAAGCATTAGCCATTGCATTAAAGAAAGCAGGTGATGAAATCGCTAGAATGAAAGCTATAAGATTGGATGTTAATAGTTTTGATGTAGAGGTAACGTATAAAGGTGAAAACAGAGGCTATGATGAGTTTTCTTTTTATATTACCGATAACGAGTTACATCTAGTAGATTTTTCATTCGACAAAACACTAGTCCAAGTAGGTGTTAAGCCTTCAGGAGAACCAATCGTAAACGTGGATGTACTAGCAAATGAACTCTTAAAACACTTCAAATCTTTAAATGAGCAAGTAAACGAAGTAAACTACGATTATTACACTACCCCAAAACATTTTGATATCTGCCCAGGAGCTGAAACATTAAGAGATGAAGTTTTAGCAAGCGGTAAATCACCTGAAGAATTAGGAGAATGGACCTTTAAACATGACGAATTATTTAGATTAGAAAAAGCAGTCTTAAAAGCAAATAAAGCTGACGAAAGACATGTTAAAGTAGCTAAACAATTAGCAGGAGAAATTACTCACCTTTCTAGAGATTTAGGAATTGAAGCCAATAAAATAGGGTACTTAAAAGGGCACGTTAAGAAAATCGAAGATGTAGCTAACAAGACTGATGGACGTGGTGATAATATGTCATTAAGAAGCAGAGACATTTATGAAGGTGAAGGAGATGACCATCATTACATTAAAGTAAAATCACATGATTATAAGAAGGCTATGGCTATCTTAGATCAAAACATAGATCCAACTTACGTAAAAACAGAAGTAGTTGACGACGACGGAGCAGGTAACGTAATTATTTACTTTATATTCAGACATGAATACGGATTCGACGATATGTACGATGATCCAGAAGGTAAAGAAAACCCAGAATTTTATCAAGAACCAGACGAAGATCCAAATGCGTTTGTGTATGATGTAGTAATGGATTTACGAGCAAACGATATTGAACTAGCAGATCATTCAGCTGAAATGGATGAAGATTACGATCCAGATCAAGAGCAGAAACACGACGAAGAAGATCATGGAGTAGCATACGATGACGACGGAAGACCTCTAGGAGAGGATTTAGACGTTGGACATCAAGATGATGAGCCTAGTATGTTAAAATCTTCTGCTTTCGAAACAGCTACCTATGCTGCTAAATTAGCAAAGAAATTAGCTCAATATGATCAAGTAGACGGAGAAGTAGATTTTCCTAACTGGTGGCAAAAGAAATTAATATTAGCTAGAGACTATATGTCTGCAGCATATCACTACTTAGAATCAGAAGAAAAACAACCTCTTATTGATAAGTTAGCTTTAGAATCTGTTAGTGAAGTTTCTTTAAATAAGATACAAAAATCTTACGACCAGACAATTAGTATAATGAAAGATCTTGCTAAAAAATATAAGGCAGGAGACAAATCAGTAGTTGATCAATTAAAAACTTTAACTATAACAAAGAAAAAGTTAGAAAAGCAATTAGATGATAAAATATCTGGCTCAGGAAGGGATCAAGAATTAACTATTAATGAATCAGCATCTAGAGATTTAGATGAAATATTTGGAGCATTAGGATATAGACAGGGGTTTGATGAATTTATTGAAGATAACCCAGGATGTGTAGAAGTAATAATGGAATGGATCGGAGGAATATCTGATTTTCAAGAAAAATTATCTCAAGAATACGATAATGAAGAGTTAGAAAATTTAGGATTTTACTTTGGCGATGATGATTATAACGAAGTAATTAGAGAGTCACTAAACCCAGAAGTATCCCAAGCAGTAAATCGTTTTATTAAAGCAATGGCTAAACGATATAGCTACAGCGAACAAGATGCTGTATTTGCTATCATGGCTGCTTTAAAACAAAGAAAATTTGATGGTTTAAATGAAGCTAATAATTTACTTAAACAAGACGCATTATCACCTGCAGAATATCAAAAAGCTAAAAAATTAAAGGGATTTGATTCTAAAAATTATAAATGGGATAAAGATCAAGAACTTCATTTAATTAGAAAAATGAGTGAAGATTTAGATGTAGGTAAAAAACCTCTGAAAGAATTTACTGATAATAGTTTCAAAGGTTCAGAACTAATCGACGATGCTAATAGTAACGCACCTGATATGTTTGGTAAACAAATATTTGCAGATCTATTACCTAAAGGAGTAGCTAGTGAAAACGATGCAATTGAAGCTTTAAAGAAACATGATAAGAGTGGTATCAAAGCTAGAATGGGACAGTATGCTCCTATGTTTGTTCACGTTCAATACCATGAATTAGAGCATGAAGGTGAATACTATAGAATGCATCAAAGACAATACTATAACAGTAACTTTAAAGATAGAGACCCAGACTTTAATCCTGCAGTATCTAAAATTACATTATTTAAGATTACTAAGAAAGCAGCAGATAGACGTGATAAAGAAGAAAAAGAAGTGTTAGGAACTATACTAGTTAAAACAGATCAGTACGTACAAGATCTAAGAAACTTACCTGGATTAGGTAAGAGACATATGGAAGAAGCTACTAGACAAGATTTAGGAATGGTATCATCTATATCTAAACGTAGAGCTAAAGCACACTTAAAGAACCCATCTAATGATGGATCTAAAGTATACGGTTTAGATAAGGACGGCAAAAGAGTTCATATTAAAAATATCAACGACGTAGATAAATTTACAAAATTCGAAATTGATGCTGATTTAAAAGAAGCTAAAGGAGGTCAAATAATGCCTGGAGATTATGTTAAAAATCAACACGGTAATATTTACCAAAGAGTAGATGGAAAAGTCGGTAGACATGATGCTTATGTTAGAGTTACTAACGGCAAACCAGGTAAAAAGAAAACTGGCTTACATGACTCTTTTAAATTAACTTTAGTTAAGAAAGACGAATTAACTGAAGGAGCAACATGCTGCGGTAAATGCGGTAGAGTACATGTTAAAGGAAACTGTAAAAGACCTTTTTTAAAAGGAAAGTCTCACTGTAGAAATAAATAAGATATGCATAAGTTAGAAAAACTCATATTAGAGTCTTACGTCGAACTACTTAACGAAATGGATGGTGGTCGATTATTTGATTATTTTGCTAATAAAGGATACAAAGTAACAGAACGTAGACCAGATGGTTATCCACCAAAACCAGGAGTAGAAGGATATCAGGTAAATAGGGGCAGTGGTAGATATCCTCAATCAGTAATATTTCAACATAATAAGGATACTGATGAATTTACAATCAGTAGAATGAGTGGATATAGAATTGATCAAAAAAATGCTATAAAAGCAGGAATGAGAGAAGCAGGCAGTTCAGGAGCAGCCGGTATGGATTCTTATATGACAGATGGTAACTACACACCAGTAGGTATTTCAGCTGAAGGCTTAAAAGATATAGTAGACCATGTTATGACTGGTTTAGATCGAGAAGCTAAAGCACAAGGTGACTTTTATAAAGCTAGAGGACGTACATCAGGTACTATAGATGAAATGGCTAAAGCTGATATGGAAAAAAAAGCCGGCAGTAATGTTATCCAGTGGGAAGATCTTACAGATAAACAAAGAGCCGGGATCGTTAAAAGGTACGGTGAACCAATGTTTAACGGAGAGCATGATTTCTTTAGTAAAGACATGACTACCTACTTTAAGACTAATAGTAAAAGTAAAGAAACAGGTAGTATAGGTCATTCAATCATTACATTACCTTCATTCTCCTCCCTATATAAGAACTTCTCAGACATTATTAACGATATTAAAAAGTTAATGGGTTCTGATGATGTAAGGGGAGATGAAGCAGCTAGAGAGCTTTTTGATATCACTAAAACTAACTTTAGAAAACTACAAAGATACCTAAGAACAGAAAGACCTGAGCAATATAGAATGCTTAAAATGCAGAGAATGATGGAGGGTATCAAATCGTCTTTTTCTAAGATAGAAGAGAAGATGGATATTAATGATCCAGTTATGCTAAAAGTAAGACGAGCTAAAATGCATTCAGATAGAATGAAAAAATTAGATGCTTATTTAAAATCTCCTGAAGGTAAAGCTGCTGCACGAGCACAAGCTAGTGCTGAAAGAAAAGAACAAAAAGCTAGAGAGATAGTTCGTAAATTAAAGATCAAGAGAGCCCAAGTAGAAAGAGAGATGGAGAACGATCCAGACATCGAACCTCAAGGAGGCCCAGTATCTGATATGTACGGAGACCAATTAAATAAAATTGACAATGCTATTGAAAAAGCAGCATCTGTATACAATAAACCTATGGACTACGATACAGCAGTCGGTAAAATAAATGAATTTGTAGGTGATGCTTGGGAAAAAAGAAATGGAATTCTTTATGACAAACTTGTTAAAGGTTCTGGAAAATCAGATACTGTAGAAGGAGAAATTTTGAGAGCAGTAAATAGAATTATATATAGATGGGGTAATGATGGAGATTACTTTTGGAAAGGGTACGGAACAGAAACAGTAGGTCCTGCTATATCATACTTAGTTAATAGCTCAATGATACCACAAATAATCCAAAGTAAATTTAATGCTTGGGAAAGTAATAATGAAGGTAAAAATTACGGTATAAAAGAATTAGAAGATCTTCTTGCAATAGCTTTAGAGTATATAGAAAGGAAAGACGAAAGTGAATATTCTAAGAATACAGAAGATATGTTTGATTACGAATCTGAGTATCAAGATGAAGAAGAAGATGATTACGATGATTATGATGATTACGATGAAGAAGATGATGAATATTTTCAAGAAGGTTCTGCAACACATGATGATGGTGGAGATTTAGATGTAGGACATCAAGATGATGAGCCTGCAATGCTAAAAAATAAAATGTATAGAGCAGCCAAACTTGCAAACATGCTATATGACAAGTTAGATGCTTATGACCAAATGCCTCAAGAAGTAGACTTTCCAGATTGGTGGCAAACAAAGCTATCAAAAGCCAAAGATATGATTCAATCCTGCTATGATTACTTAGATGGAGAAGAAGGAATGGCTGAAAAAGATGCTGAGAATACACAACCAGATATCGCAGCACTAGCTTTAGAGAATGTAAATGAAGACAAATCAGACGCTATTAGATGGTTCGGTAACTTAAAGTATTATTACCAAAAAGCCTTTACAGAACTTAAAGGTGAAGACAGAGAAACTTATAAGCAATTAACTAAAGACTTCTTTTCTAAACTAAAAATTGATAAACACGTACGCCCAGTAGGGTTATCTGAAAGTGAAGGACAAGACTTATCAGAATTAAAACCTGGAGATAAGTTTGAATTCAACGGAAAAACATTTACCTTAATACAACATATAGAAGGAAATATCGCTAAAGTAATACGACCAAACGGAGATACTTCAACAGTTTCTTTTGGAGGTAAAGTAAACACTGGAAAGAAAGCCGGTATTGGACCTGATGCTTTCGGACAAGGAAAAGGCCATCACATAGATGAAGATCATTCTAAAAACCCAAACGACAAATATGTTGTACGTCCATGTAAGAATAAGAAAGAGCCTTGGGCGGTATGGGAAGGTGAAAAGAGAGTTAAAGGATTTGCTGAAAAGAAAGATGCTCAGGCATATGCAGACAAGCAAAATAAGGAACAGGGGCTAAACGAAGAAAAATCAACTTGTTGCGGTAAATGTGGTAGAAAACACGTTAAAGGAACAAAATGTAAAACTCCTTACTTAAAAGGAAAAGATCACTGTAGAACTAAATAGTATGGATAAAATACAAAAACTTATTTTAGAAGCATATAGTAAGGTATCTGAAAGAACTGAAGGTACTAAAAAACTCAAAGAACTACCAGATGCCTTTGTAAAAGCTCTAAGTAAAAAGTACGGAGAAGTAGATATGGAAAATGATTTCGTATCTCCCAACCTAGATACATACTATAAACATACAAGTACTAATAAAAAAACCGGTAGTATCGATCATAAGATTTATGAACTACCTTCTTTTTATAAACTGTACGGTGAATTTGAATCTATTATAAGTGATATAAAAACTTTAATGGGAAACGAAGATGTACGAAACGATCAAGCAGCCCGTGAATTATTTGAACTTATCAAAACTAACTTTAGAAAACTTCAAAGCTACTTAAGAAAGGAAAGACCAGATCAATATGCTATCATAAGAGGTAGAGCAGAATTAAAAGAACTACATGAATCTTTTTTAAAAACCGCTTCACTTATTAACGAGTCTTTAATTGATGAGTTAGAAGATAAACCAGAACCTGAAGAGGAACCTGATACTGATGCTCCAAAAGAAACTGTTCTTGAAGATGCTACAGATAAAATTTTAGGTAAATTTCCAACTTTAAAAGCTGCTATAACTAAACTTCAAACAGAAGACTTTAAAGAGTTTGTAGACAGTATAGATTGGATTTCACCCCGACCTACTTCTTTTCGTATTAATTTAAAAAACGGACAAGATTACGTTTTAAAATGGACAGGTAAATCATTTCAAGCTCAAATTTTAGGTAAAAGGTATTTACTTTCTAATATAGCAGACTATCAACAAGCTCTTGATAAATTAGCCATACTCTATAAAGAAGCACCTTTAAAAGGAGCAGGAGAAGGAGAAGGCGGAGAAACAGGAGATGAATTTACCGGAGGTGGAGGAGGAGATTTTCCTGGCGAAGAAGGTGGAGCAACAGGAGGTGAAGATGACTTTGCAGCAGACGATACCGGAGGCGGTGATGAAGGTGGCGGAGAAGATTTATCCGGTGAACCAATAGATTTTGAAGACACAGCAGAAGAACCAGAAGCATAGATGGATATTATAGATAAATTATATACGGAATGGGCTTGGAGAACTAAAAATGGTACCCCAGATATTAATAACCCTGAAGATAAAGGTATTTTAGATTCTTTAATTAAGGAATTATCCGGTAACGAAGGAGGAGTATCTAAAAAAGAAGTACTTACAGCTATTAATCAAGGAGATTTTACACCAGAACAGTTAAAATCTATACTTAATACTGTGTCCGGTCTTGCTTATAAAGCAGATATAATTAAATATCTTAATACAAAAGGGAAAGGTGTAAGTTCTATATCTAATAGAATTTATAACATTATGGTAGAAAATGGTGATATTAAAACTTACCATGATGCAGTAACAGGAAACAAGTTACCTTCCTATAATGCTTTAGGAAGTGAAGGTAATTTAAAAAATCTTTTTTCAAAGTATTATTCCGCTGATACGATTAATTTCTTATTTGATATTAAACCTCAAATAGGTAACGTAGCTACCGGAAAAGGAGAAATATTACTTAGCGTATTATGTTCAGACGTCACTGGAGATACCAGAGCCGGTGATATAGAAGCTTCAGGAAAACCAGTAGAAGTAAAAAATAGAGGAGCAAAACCCTACGGACAGAAAGCACAGTATGGAACTAATAGCGATAAAACGTTTATTGATTCTAGTGTAAAAAATACTCAAAGAATTGTTGGAGAGTTAGATCAGGTAGTAACTAAAGGTAGTAGACCTTTTCATAGGTTAAATATTATTTTAAAAGCTGCTCAAGAAGTAGATAATACAAAAACAGAAGAAGTTATTAACGGATTCACCGAAGCGTTGAAGACAAGCTATCCAGGATTAGATTTAACAAACTTTGATTTAAAATCATTTAAATCTGGTACAGTATTAGATGCAGACAAGATTGAACAAGAATTCGGTAAATTAGTTATAGACCATTATAGAACTTTAGAGGATTTTGAAGAAGTTTTATTTTTAGATGATAAATCTGGTAATTATGCTAAAGTACCTACTGATAAACTAGTTAGTTTGGTTGGTACTAAAATAGCTGTAGTACAAAAAGACGGTCTTCCTCGATGGTCTTATAAATTTTAGTTATGGCACAAGACATAAAAAAAATAATTGCACAGGAGTATATCAAATGTGCAAAGGATCCGGCGTACTTTATGAAGAAGTATTGTCACATCCAGCATCCACAAAGAGGTAGGATATTATTTAACCTATACCCATTCCAAGATAAAGTACTCCACTTATTTAGAGACGAACAATTTATTATAACTCTTAAATCTAGACAGTTAGGTATATCAACTCTTGCTGCTGGATACTCTCTATGGTTAATGTTATTCCATAAAGATAAAAACGTACTTGCATTAGCAACCACACAGGCTACTGCTCGTAACCTTGTAACAAAGGTTATCTTTATGTATGACGAGTTACCAAGGTGGCTAAAACTACCTTCTGTAGAAAAAAATAAACTATCACTAAGACTTAAGAACGGTTCTAAGGTACAGGCTAAATCATCTAATGCTGATGCAGCTAGATCGGAAGCGGTATCATTATTATTAATAGATGAGGCTGCTTTTATTGATAACATTGACGAAACCTTCGCAGCAGCACAGCAAACACTAGCTACCGGGGGTCAATGTATGGCCTTATCTACACCAAATGGTATCGGTAACTGGTTTCACCAAACATGGGAAAAAGCTGAAACAGGGGAAAATTCATTTGTACCTGTAAGATTACCTTGGACTGTACACCCGGAAAGAAATCAAGATTGGAGAGATCAACAAGATAGAGATTTAGGACCTAGAATGGCAGGACAGGAATGTGACTGTGACTTCTTAGCTTCAGGGGATACTGTATTTGAACCAACCGACCTTATATTCTATGAAGAAACTTATCAAAAAGATCCGGTAGAGAAAAGAGGCGTTGATAGTAATTTATGGATATGGGAACCTGCTGATTACACTAAATCATATATGGTTGTAGCGGATGTCTCTAGAGGAGATTCTGCGGATTATTCAGCATTTCATATATTTGACATAGAAACTTGTACTCAAGTCGGGGAATATAAAGGTAAAATATCTCCTAAAGATTTCGGTAACGTACTTGTAGGTATAGCAACTGAATACAATGAAGCACTTTTAGTGGTAGAAAACGCTAATATAGGTTGGGCTACTATAGAACAGGTATTGGAAAGAGAATATAGGAATATGTACTATAGCTCTACATCTAATATGGAGACAGTAGAATCCTATATGAATAAGTATGAAAGAGATAAACTTGTTCCTGGTTTTACCATGTCAATGAAAACACGACCATTAGTAATTGCCAAGATAATAGAGTATATCAGAGAAAGATCCGTTACTATACAATCTAAAAGATTGATGGCAGAAATGAGAGTATTCGTATGGAAAAACGGTAAACCTCAAGCACAAACTAACTACAATGATGATTTACTTATGGCTTGTGCAACTGCACTATATGTTAGAGATACAGCACTAAGATTACGTCAACAAGGTATGGATTTAGCAAGAGCACAATTATCTTCTTTTAGTAGTCTTAATGCAAAGAACCAAGCAGTTATGAAAAATGTTGGTAGCCAACTAGAAAATCCGTATCTTACTAAGACACCGTACGGAGATGAAGATATCCGTTGGTTACTTAAATAGAACTATTTATATATATAAAATTACACCTTAATGGCGGATACTTCCTTATTTGGTAGATTAAAGAGATTGTTTTCTAACGACGTAGTAGTACGTAACGTAGGAGGTGATCAATTAAAAATCGCAGATGTTAACCAGATACAGCAAACTGGTAAATTTCAAACTAATTCTTTAGTTGATAGATTTAGTAGATTATACATCTACAATAATAAAAATATATTTAACCCTAACCTTAATTATCAGACATTAAGGATACAGTTATATTCTGATTATGAGGCAATGGATACCGATCCTATTATAGCTTCAGCCTTAGATATATTAGCAGATGAGGCTACTCTTAAGAATGATCAGAATGAGATTCTTACAATTAAATCCTCAGATGAAAATATACAACGTGTACTTTATAACTTATTTTACGATGTACTTAACATAGAATTTAACTTATGGTCATGGACACGTAATATGTGTAAGTATGGAGACTTCTTCCTAAAGTTAGAGGTAGCTGAAAAATTTGGTGTATATAATGTTCTACCTTATACAGTCTACCATATGGTAAGAGAAGAAGGGTTAGATCCTGAAAATCCTTCAAAAGTAGAATTCGTACTTGATCCTGAAGGAATAGCAGCTTCACAGAATCCTAATTACCTCCCTAAAAGAGACGGTAAATCAAGAACAGTTAGATTTGATAATTACGAAATAGCACATTTCAGATTAATCTCTGATACCAACTACTTACCTTATGGACGTTCTTATTTAGAACCTGCTAGAAAGATATTCAAACAAGTTACTTTAATGGAGGATGCAATGTTGATTCATAGAATCATGAGAGCTCCTGAAAAGAGAATGTTTTATATTAATGTAGGTTCTATTCCACCTAATGAGGTAGAGCAGTTTATGCAAAAGACTATCAACCAAATGAAAAAAACTCCATATATTGGAGAAGATGGTCAATATAATTTACGTTTCAATATGCAGAACATGATGGAAGATTTCTATCTACCAGTTCGTGGGGGTGATACTTCTACTCGTATTGATACTACAAAAGGATTAGAGTACGATGGTACAAACGATGTACAGTACCTACAAGCTAAAATGTTTGCAGCTCTTAAGATTCCTAAAGCATACTTTGGGTATGAAGGAGACTTAAGTGGTAAAGCAACCTTAGCAGCAGAAGATATACGTTTTGCTAGAACTGTAGAACGTATTCAAAAGATAATGGAATCCGAGCTTACTAAAATAGCTTTAGTTCATTTATATACACAAGGCTTTACAGGAGAATCTTTAACTAACTTTGAAATTAAATTAACATCTCCATCAGTAATATTTGAGCAAGAAAAAGTTGCCCTATTAAAAGAGAAGATTGATTTAGCAGCTCAAATGAAAGATACTAAAATGTTTTCTACAGACTACATATATGAAAATATATTTGATATGTCAGAAGACAAGTATATGGAAATGAGAGATTTAGTTAGAGAGGATATCAAACGTAACTTTAGATTAAATCAAATTGAATCAGAAGGTAATGACCCAGCTAAATCTGGAATTACTTACGGTACACCACATGATTTAGCATCTATGTACGGTAGACGATCAGTTGCTACACCTAAAGGTGGTGCACCAGGAGATGTACCAGTAGGTTATTCTGAAACCGAACCTGAATGGGGACAGCCAGGACCAGAAGGCGGTAGACCAAAAGAAAAAGCCTCCGTGTACGGTACTAATGATGATCCTATAGGAGGTCGTGATCCGTTAGGTATTCATGGTATGAGAGGTGGATATCCTTCCGATAACGATAATGTATCAGAAAATATAGCTACACAAGCTGTTTTCCATAAAAACAAAGAATCTTTTAAAAATATAGTTTTCCAAAAGGAAAACAAGAAAGAATCAGATCTTCTTAATGAAGATAATATAAAAGATTTAGGAAAGTAACACATATTTATAATAGTAAACGTGTATAATGAAAATTAAGCATTCAAAATTCCGTAATACCGGTCTGATATTTGAACTACTAGTTAAGCAAGTAGCTTCAGATACTCTGAATAATAGAGATTCAGCAGCTGTAAGTATTATTAAAAAGTACTACGCTGGGAAGACTAGTTTAGCGAAAGAATATAAACTTTACGAATTTATAACTAAAAATAAAAACGTATCTCAATCTAAAGCTGAAGCTATAGTTTCTACTATAACAGAGATTTCTAGAAAACTTGATCAAAAACTTCTCAAAAAACAGAAGTATGAACTTATATCTGAAATTAAAGCTAATTACAATATAGATGAGTTTTTCAGTATACAGGTAAGGGATTACAAAGGTTTAGCTGCATTATACTGTTTACTAGAAGCACAAAATAATTCTAATTTAGTTAATCCGCAAACTTTAGTAGATAATAAGACTACTATATTAGAGCATTTAACTGAAGAACCTCAAAAGGAAAAGAACGTTAAGGATACATTAATAGAAGATTATTCTAAATACGATAAAGACCTTAGGTTACTTACTTTTAAAATATTACTAGAGAAGTTTAACGATAACTATAAAGACTTACTCCCACAACAGAAAAGAATACTTAAAGAGTTTATAACCTCAGTTAATTCAGATACAAGATTACGTAATACTGTTAACGAAGAGTTAAGTATAATTCTTTCTGAAATTAAGTCACTAATAGGAAAAGTAGAGGATAAAGTAATAAAGATTAAATTAGACGAAATAACTAAGACTATTAAACCTTTATCTAATAAAGAAAAAGTTACAGATAGCCATTTAGTTAACCTGATGCAATATTACGACTTAATACAGGAACTAAAGAATATATGAAACGATCTGAATTAGTTAATCTAGTTAAAGAAGTTTTAGGGGAGTTAGATGAAGCAAACGTAACCGGTGGATCAGCAACCTTTACACCAGGTACCGGAGCACAATATGCTACTCCTAACGCCTTTTCAAAAAATAAAAAAGGTAACAGAGCAACAAAATTATTAAAGAAATTAGGCTGGAAAAAGCAGGAACGCCCAAAACGGCCATCACATACTAAAATGTTTGACTACTTATGAGACAGGTAACTGCAACAGAAAAATATAGAGCCGTAAACGAAGGTAAGCTCGCTGAAGGCGAATTCGTACGTCAAATGCGCTTATCTTACCCTTCAGTTATTTCGCAATGGAGTAGCTTTAAGGATACTGTAACTATACTTAAAAATAGAGGATATATCACAGAAAAATCAGGAGTTGATACTTATGATAGTCGAGTTAATTTAAACATCTCTCCTAATTCAATAGATAGAGGAGTTCGTTATGAATTAAGTGGACAAGATGTTGATCCTACAACTACTACAGATAAAGAACTTGTAGCTAAAATCACCGACAGAGTAGTTAAGAACCTTAAGAAAGATCCACTTCACTATATTAACTTATTATCAAAGGAATCTAATAAAGTAGATAAACATGATAAAGAAGTTGAAACTAAAAGAGGAGCAAAAGATAAAGACGTTATAAACGGTTTGAAGAAAGCAACCTTGAAGGAAGATTCTACTCCTAAACAGAAAGACTTTTATGCAGATTATACTGACATAGGTATGTTCTATATGGAGAAACATGGAAATATCTATAAAGGTAAAGAACAGGTACTATCAGATGCACAATATGAGGATTTAGGAAAGAAGATTGTTGATCAGCTGTATGATGGAGATATAGCAAAAGCATATGATGATTTAGCAGTTCCAGGATTAGACGCTGCCGCCAAGAGGTTAGCTGATGATGGTAAGCTTATCAATCCTCAAAAAGTAGACGGTACTCCTGTAGAAGAAGAAGACGGATACAATACAGATCCTAACCTTCAAATGCATATCGATGATGAAGAGTGGGAAAGAGAAATGGGAAGAGGCCCTAAAGAAGACGTAGTTAAAGAAGCAGGTAAAGCCGCTCTTATTCAAACTATGAACAATGCAATCTCAGCTATTAAAGGTAAATACGGTAAAATATCAGGTATTTCTGGTATCATTAGAGATTTTTTAAAGACACATTTAGATGACTTAGCAAATGGAGCAGATCCATTAGATGAGTTTGAAAACTTTGTAGATATTAACTATGATTCATTATCAGAAACAGAAATATCTGAAGAAGATATAGATACAGATGGATATGTAGAATCAATGGGACCAGAATTTGATGTAGCAGTAGAACAATTAGTCGCTGCATTTGAAGATTGGAAATCGGGTCCAATGACTGAACCGGAAATGATTCCTTATGCAGTAAAAGATGTAATCGGATACCTGCAAGGCAAATTAGGAGGAACTTTAGCTGAAGCAGCTGGACCAGATCCAGAATCTATTTGCCCGGAATGTGATGGTTCAGGATGCGACCACTGTGACGGTACAGGAGCACACAAAATAAGAGAAGAAGATTATGTTCCAAAAAGAAGAGGTGCATTAGAAGAAAGAGTAGGAGGATTACAAGAATTTATTTCGTTAATAGAAGATAGAGCAGCAGAAAACGACACTACAGAAGCTGATGAAGCAGAAGAAGTAGTTTATGCTATAGGTGACCATTACAACTTTGGTGTAGACATTATGCATGCTCCAAACGAAGCTAAAGGAAAAGATCATGACGGAGATGGAGACATCGATGGAGATGATTATATGGCTGCTAAAGATAAAGCTATCAAAAAAGCCATGGGTAAAGATGAAGCTTTTTTAAAGGAAAATATTAAATCAATTATTACTAAAGTTCTTGAGGAAGAAGTAATCGTAGAAGCAGCTACAGGTAATCTTGCTAAATACTCAGAAGAGTATGGAGGATTTGAAGGTCTACCAAATGCTATTAATCAACTTGAGAATATAGTTACAGATGTAGAGTCTTACTATAACAAGGTTAGAGAGAAACTTCAAAAAGTATACAACGATATAGGTAATATTACCAATGAAGAAGGTTTAAAAGTTGGAGGATTTATCGCACCATCAATTGAATCTGCTTTCCTTAAAGATCTTAAACCAGTAATTGCTAAAGGATTTACTAAAGGATTAGAAACTCCTAAAGTAAAAACTATTTCTCAAGCCGATATCATGTCAGCAAGAATGGAACAGGGATTAGATGAGAAAGAGATAGAAGAGAAACAAACAATGTTTACTCCGGTTCACGAAACTAAAAAGAAATAATAATATAAATTATGTCACAACTATTAGTAGACGTTACCCCTTTTAAACCAACTATTAGAGAATCCAAAGAAAAACCCGGAGTCTTTGAAGTAGAAGGTGTATTACAAAGAGCAGTAGCTAAAAATCAGAATGGACGTACTTATAGTAAAGACATCCTAATGAGAGAAGCTAAGAGATATGTTGAAGAGTTCGTAAAGGTAGGTAATGCCTTTGGAGAACTCGACCACCCTGAATCCCCAGTTGTCTCTTTAAAGAACGCCTCCCATATAGTAAAGGATTTATGGTGGAAAGGAGACGACCTTATGGGACGTGTTGAACTATTAAATACACCAGCCGGTAATATTGTAAAAGAGATATGTAAAGCAGGTCATACAATAGGTATCTCATCTAGAGGAACCGGTTCAGTACAACAAACAAACGAAGGTACTTTAGAAGTACAAGACGACTTTGAATTAGTATGTTGGGACTTTGTATCTAATCCATCTACACATGGAGCATTTATGAACCCAGTATCCTTAAATGAAGGTAAAGTTAAAGTATCTAAATATTCTAATTTAGATTCAATTATAAACGATATTTTAAGAGCCTAATAATAATTCCCTCGGACGCTACCGAAGGCAGGTGTAAGAGACCTTTCAGAAATGAAAGGTTTTCTTGTTTTAGTAAAACATATATATTTATATACATAATATAACGTCCTATACGTTATTAATAATTTTATAACTTCACATTACAGTTTACAGTAACTGTACGAAATCACAAAACATTATTTAAATGGCAAACAAAGATTTACTTAAGCAAGCTATTGCTGAAGCCAAATCCGTACGTGAAGCCGCTATTGCTAACGCTAAAGAAGCTTTAGAAGAGACTTTAACTCCTCACCTAAAAGATATGTTAGCTGCTAAACTTCAAGAGATGGAAGATTCATCTGTAGAAGAAGAAGTAGTAAATGAATCTATAGAAGAAGAGATTGAAGAAACTGTAGAAGTAACTGAAGAAGAAACAGTAGAGGAAGAAGTACTAGAAGAGGTACCAGCAGCAGTAAAAGAAGCTGAGGATGACTCTGAAGAATCAGAGGACGAAGCTGAGGAAGAAATCGAAGAACCCGCTGAAGAAGAGGGTGAAGAAGAAACAGTTGAAGGTGACGAGGATCTTGGAGACTTAACAGTAGACCAGTTCAAAGATATGATCCGTGACATAATCGCTCAAGAACTTGACCACGATGGTGGTGAAGAAGAACTTGGTGCTGATATGGACGCTGGGGATATTGAAGGAATGGGAGATGAAGAGTCTATGGAAGAACCTATGGAACTTGATGCTGCTTCTGACGAAGAAGAGATCGACTTAGACGAACTTTTAAGAGAGTTAGACGAAGTAGATGAATACGGCTCTACTAGACAAAGAGACCGTGCTGATTCTGCTGCATCAGGTCTAGAGAACATTGTAAAAGGATTAACAGCTCTTTCTAAAAAAGCAGGTCCAGCCGCTAAAAAAGCATATGCTGCTTTACAAGCTTTAGGAGCAGGAGCAGGTTATGCAATGCGTAACGAAGGAGACCAAGATGGAGACGATGAAGCTCTATCACCAGAGGAGTTAGCAAATAAACATGCTGGTTCTCCAATGAAAGAAGATAGAGATAATTCTGAATTATCAGAAGCGTTAGAGACTGTTGAAGCTCTACGTAAAGATCTTCAAGAAGTAAACCTTCTTAATTCTAAATTACTTTATGTGAACAAAATCTTCAAGGCTAATAGTCTTTCTGAATCACAAAAAGTAAATGTAATTGCTGCTTTTGATAAAGCAGAAACAGTAAAAGAAGTAAAATTAGTATTCGAAACAGTTTCTGAAAATGTAGCTACTCCTAAAAAGGAGAATGTAACTGAAGCTAAATTAGGCATGGCGTCTAAAGCAACAGGTACTACAGCAACAAAACCAGAAATCATTGCAGAAAATTCTGCAGTACATCGTATGCAAGTTTTAGCTGGTATTAAACCAAGACAATTTTAATTTAATTTAACTTATTTATTTCAATCATGGAAATTAATTCATTATTAGAAAGCTCAAACTCATATAAGAGTTTACAGGCTGACTCAGCAAAATTAGCTGACAAATGGTCTGCTTCAGGTTTACTTGAAGGTATTGAGGATAATCGCTACAAAAACAACATGGCGATGATTCTTGAGAACCAAGCAAAACAAATCGTAGCAGAAGCAAATAGTACTAACGTAGGAGGAGGATCTTTCTCTGCTGGCTCTGGAGAGCAGTGGGCAGGAGTTGCTTTACCTTTAGTAAGAAAGGTATTCGCTCAAATCGTTGCACAAGATTTCGTATCTGTACAACCAATGAACTTACCTTCAGGTCTAGTATTTTATCTAGATTTCAAATACGGTGATACTGCTAACGGTAGAACTGATAACGACAACATGTACGGTAACGTATCTACTGCTAACGATAAAATGGCAGTTAACGAAGCTGTAGCTGGTGGTCTTTATGGAGCTGGTCAATTTGGATACTCAATCAATGAAGTAGACGGTACTGCTGTATCTGCTTCTGTATCTAATGCAGATTCTGCTTCTGTAAACTATGAAGTAGGAATTTCTCCTGCATCTTACGATGAAGTAGCTGTACCAGTTTCTTCTATCTCTAACTTTGACGCAGAAGGTATCCGTGCTTTCCGTTTAACATCTGCATCTGTTGCTGTAGCTACATTAAACCAGTATACGAAAGTAGAAGGTTCAAACGTAGTGTTTGTAACTGCTGATGGAGCTGTATCTACTGACGATACTGTAGTAGTAAAATACCACAAACAACCAGTTGATAACGACAGAGGAGACTTTGAAGCAACAGGAGCTAGAGCTGTAGAAAACTTAGCTATTCCAGAAATCGACGTAAAACTTGCTTCTGAAGCAATCGTTGCTAAAACTAGAAAGTTAAAAGCACAGTGGACACCAGAGTTCGCACAAGATCTAAATGCTTACCATTCAATTGATGCTGAAGCTGAATTAACATCTTTATTATCTGAGTACATCTCTATGGAGATTGATTTAGAAATTTTAGATATGTTAATCTTAGGTGCACGTACAACTGAACACTGGTCAGCTGAGAACAACAAAGTATGGAGTGGAACTAACTGGACTACTGATACTTCTGATTTCTATAATACTCAAGGACAATGGTTCCAAACTTTAGGAACTAAAATCCAAAAAGTATCTAACAAGATTCACCAGAAAACTTTAAGAGGTGGTGCTAACTTCGTAGTAGTATCTCCAACAGTTGCTACAGTATTAGAGTCTATCCCAGGATTTGCTGCTTCTACTGACGGTGATCAAATGGACTTCAATATGGGAGTACAACGTGTAGGTTCTCTTGCAAACAGATTTAAAGTTTACAAGAATCCTTATATGACTGAGAACATTGCTCTTTTAGGATATAGAGGATCTCAATTCTTAGAAACAGGTGCAGTATATGCTCCTTACGTTCCATTAATGATGACTCCATTAGTATACGATCCGGAATCTTTCACACCAAGAAAAGGTTTGATGACTCGTTATGCTAAGAAGATGATCAGACCAGAATTCTACGGTAAAATTCATATCTCTGACTTAGATCAGATTTAAGATTTACTTTAGTAATAAATTAAGAGAGGCCTTCGGGCCTCTTTTTTTTTTACTATTTATTATATATGGAATTAACTTGGCCACAGTTTCGGAATCAAAATCATATTCGTATCTTAAATGAAAACGAACAGATACGACAGTATAGATTTTATTTAGACACAGTTTCAAATCAAATAGTAAATCAAAATAAAGGACCGCAATCCTCTAGACCAGTAATAGTGACTGGGCTTCTACTACAAGAAAATTTATTTCTAATACAGCAGGAAAACGGATCCAGAATATATATAACATAATAAATTATGCCGAACTTACCAATATCCTTATTACCACAATCTACAGCTCTACAAGGAGATGAACTTTTTGTAGACGTTCAAGGAGGAGTAACTAAGTACACTACTCTAGGTAGTTTAGCAGCATTTACTACAAGTTCAATTCAAACAGAGGTAAATAATCTTACTGCAGCTACTTCTTCTTATTTAGCTTCACATCAAGATACCGGTTCACTTATGGTAACTGGATCTTTATCCGGTTCATCATTGGTATTTGAAAAAGGAGATACAACTACATTTGATATTGATTTATCTAGTACATTTATTACCCCTTCTCAAACAGGTTCTTTGGTAGAAGCAGCTCATATTTCACTTTACTCCTCAGCCTCACAGCAATTAGCTGTATCTGGAGCTGCACAGCCTGTAACATTTACATCAGTATGGACTGCAAGAGGAGTTAACTTAGTAAGCGGTTCTCAAATTGTAATGGAGAAAGCAGGAACTTATCAATTTAATTTCGTTGCCCAAATTACAAATACTGAAAACGCGGTACATGATTCTTACTTTTGGATAAAGTATAATGGAAATAACTTTCCAAATTCAGCAACTCAAATGTCTTTACAACCAAGAAAGAACGAAAGTACTCCATCTGCTCAATTAATGACAGTAAATATAGTTGGTGTTGCTCAAAACGATGGGGATTATATTGAATTATATTGGACAGGTGATAGTAATACTATAAAACTAAGTGAAACTCCTGGTGATGGAGTCAAACCAGAAACACCTTCGGTAATTGCAAATATAGTAAGAGTAGGATAATGAGTGCAGCCTATTTATAGGTATAAACTTAAAGTTATTAAAATAATGAGTTCAAACCATCATACGGACGATGTATTCGTTCAAAAGAGAAGACCAAAGAACCCAATTAAATTTAACGTTCAATTAAATAGCGAACAAAAAACAGCAAAGCAATTAATTTTAGATAACCCGATTACTGTTATAAAAGGAATGGCAGGATCCGGTAAGACTTTAGTTTCTACACAAGTAGCATTAGATCTGTTATTTACAAAGCAGGTAGAAAAGATTATTATAACAAGACCTACTGTGTCTAAAGAAGATATAGGTTTCCTACCAGGAGATATAAGGGAAAAAATGGACCCTTGGTTAGCACCAATATATCATAACTTATACATGTTGTATAATAAAGAGAAGATAGATAAAGAATTAGAGAATGAAAATATAGAAATAGTACCTTTTGCTTTTATGAGAGGTAGGACTTTCTTAAATTCTTTTGTCATAGTAGATGAAGCTCAAAATGTTACCCATAATCAAATGGAAACTGTAATCGGTAGATTAGGTGTAAATTCCAAGATGGTAATATGCGGGGATATAGCACAGATAGACCTTAAAGATAAAAGAGAAACAGGATTTTCTTTTCTGTCTAGAGTAGAAGAACAAGTAGAAGGGTTTAGTACTATAGCATTAGAAAAGAATCACAGACATGATATAGTATCTCCTATACTAAAAGTATATCAAACCTTCAGAGATTAGTCACTATTTATATATAAACTAATACTATGGCTGATATCTCTATATGGAACGGCAGTTCGACTTTTTCTCCCGGACAGACACCATTTGGTTTTTACGATACAGACTCAACATTTCAAGCTGAAGCCGATAAAGTAGCTCATTTTTGTGCTACTAGATTAGGTTATCCGTTAATGGATGTAGAATTACAATCAGGTTCATTCTATGCTTGCTTTGAAGAAGCAGTAACTACATATGGAAACGAAGTCTTTCAATACCAAATAAGAGAAAACTACATTTCATTAGAAGGTTCAGATAGTACGACTACTGCTAATAATAAACTTATTAACCCATCTTTAGATAGAGTAGTAAATATATCAAAAAATTACGGAACAGAAGCAGAAGTAGGTGGATTTGTAACTAAATATACAGGTTCTCTAACTATGTCAGCATCAGTTCAAGAGTATGATTTAGATCAATGGGCTATAGATCAAGGTATTACCGGATCTATTGAAGTAAGAAAAGTATTTTACGAAGCACCTCCAGCAATATTAAGGTATTTTGACCCTTATGCAGGTACTGGAACAGGAGTTCAGTCATTAATGGATGCTTTTGACTTCGGATCATATAGTCCTGGAGTAAACTTCTTAATGATGCCAGCATCTTTTGATATGTTAAAAGTACAGGCTATAGAATTTAATGATCAAATTAGAAGATCTACCTATTCTTTCGAAATGTCTAATAATAAGTTAAGAATTTTTCCTATTCCTAGCAGTAATGCTAACCTTAGATTTGATTATTATAAGGTAGATGAGAAAAAAGCAGCTTCATTCTTAGACGGTACAGGTTTAATTACCAATGTATCTGAAGTTCCCTATTCTAATATTACCTATGAAGGTGTAAATAGTGTAGGAAGACAGTGGATTTATAGATATGCTTTAGCTTTAGCAAAAGAATTACTAGGATACATAAGAGGAAAGTATCAAACAGTACCAGTACCTGGTTCTGAAGCAACTCTCAACCAAGCCGACCTTCTAGCTGATGCTAGATCTGAAAAAGAAAGCTTAATTACTAATTTAAGAGAAATGCTTGAACAAACATCAAGACAATCTCAGTTAGAACGTAAAGCTAATGAAGGAGACAACTTAAATAGGACTCTAAAAGAAGTTCCTATGACAATTTTTATAGGATAATGAAATTAGCTAATATAATATCTGAAATAGAATTTTTTACCTATGTAGGAATGATACAAGTAGTTTATGAGGGTCTAACTACCGTTGAAATAGCTGATTTATTACGTGCTTTACCCGGTGTTACTACTGTTACTATAGCAGCCGACTTAGGAGAAGGTAGAGAAAACTTAAAAATTAAACTAATATCACAGAAAGGCGGTAAAGAAGCTTTTCAAGCGTTTAAAAGTAATGCTATAAGTAAATATAAACCTATTAAGATACTAAAAGTAGCTGAAAATACAATAGAAAAGAAATAATGCTGTTCGGATCAAATAGAGATTTTAATTTATTAGTTAATATCAATAGAGAACTAATAAAAGACGTAGTAGAACAGGAAATACTGTACTACAAACTAGATCTATATGGTACTGAAGCAAATATATACGGAGAAGCATCGAATAAGAGCTATAATCAACCAATTAAACTAAATTGTTTAGTTACAAGAGGAGATCAAGTAATAACAAACGATGAATTCGGCCCAGATCTAATTAGAGAGATGTCTTTTGCATTTATAAGACAAGATCTTGAAGATTCTGTAACATATCCCGAAGTAGGTGATATAATTATGTGGCATGAAGATTATTTCCAGGTTGATACAGTAAGAGAGAATGAATTGTTTATGGGTAGAGATAAAAATTATAATTTATCTAATTACGCCAACAAGTTTGGTTCATCTTTATCTATAATAACCGATACTCATCTTACTAGAATTGAAGATACAGGAATAACCTTTGCAAATTCACCAAATAACATTTAATGTCTAAGAATAAACCTATACCAAAAACACAAAAACAACTCTCAGAGGATTTAAGAGAGCCGTACCTTAATCAAGGTGCTACTCCTTCTGTGAATCCTAAAAGAAGAGAACTGCAGCGTGCTATTAAAGAAGATGATGGTAAAAGGTTTAATGTTGGACTAAGAGAAATAGATGAAGCAATCTTTTACTACTTTGATAATGTAATTAAACCTAAAGTAGTAAGAAATAATAGGGAAGTTAACGTTCCTGTCTTATATGGTTCACCAGAAAGATGGAAAGCCGTACAAGCAGACGGGTTTTATAGAGATAGAAACGGTAAAATACTTACTCCTCTTATAATGGTTAAGAGAGATTCTTTAGAAAAGAATAGATCCTTAGGTAATAAGTTAGATGCTAATAATCCTGTTAATTTTGGTATATTTGAAAAGAGATACTCTAACAAAAACGTATATGATAGGTTTAGTAGGTTAAATAATAGGGAAGAAATAAAAGAATACCAAGGGGTAGTAATACCTGATTTTGTAAATATTACGTATTCGTGTATTATTTTTACACAGTATGTAGAACAAATGAATAAATTAGTAGAATCTATTAATTATGCTTCGGATGCTTACTGGGGAGACCCAAATAAGTTTAATTTTAGAGCAATGATTGATAGTTATACTACTGCTACTGAATTAACCCAGGGTCAAGATAGAACTGTAAAGACTAATTTTACTATATCTTTACTAGGACACATAGTACCTGATTCAATTAATGCTGCTTTACAAGGAAGTAGTAAGTTTTTCTCTAAAGGTAGAGTAAATTTTGGATTAGAAACAGTATCAGAAGTTGCAGAGATCGACAGAAATAGATTTGACATCGCCAGAACGAATTCTACTAGAAGTAAATTCTATGATAAGATTGGTGAGACTTTAGATTTAACACAAATAGGGGAATCAATGACAGCAGAACAGAAACTTTATGTATCTCTTCGTAGAATATACAGCAGTAACAGTACAGTAGTAGTGGTAGATAATAATATTAAGACTATAGTTTGGGAAGGATTGACAATAGCAACCCCACCAGTAGGTTTCCCAGCTTTAGGAGTTACAGATTTTGAGGTATTTATAAATGGAGTGATAGTTGAGACGGATGCAATAGATTCTATTGTACAGTCAGGAGCGGATGTTACCGTAACCTTTAACTCAGGTCTAGAATATCCAATAGAGGATTCAGATGAGTTCACTATAATCGGTAAATTTGTAGTTTAGTGGCTTTAGTAGAATGGAAACAGATAAATAGTGATTTAAAAAGTTCGGGAGACCTAACCGGTTCCTTATATCTTTCAGGCTCACAAGAAATAACAGGTTCACTATTTACTAGTGGAGGAATAGTTAGTTTTGATGCTTACCCTTGGCCAGAAGCAGGAAATGAGACTCATATTCTTAAAACACAAGCGTTTGAGTTAGAGTTTAACGGAGTTACCCGTTCTTATGAGTATATGGGTATAGCTTTAGAGCACTATGAGACTAATTTCGATTATTATCATAACTCTCTTTTACTTTATACCTATAATGATCATGATAATCCAAGTTTCGGTGCTGAGTTAAATATAGGACCAATACGAAGTCACTTACGACAGTATGCTTCAGGTTCAGATAACTTAGGTAATGTATCATTTAGGGAAAAGTATGATGGTAGAATACAAGGTTTACTTTATGCCAATGAACTCCAAATAGGTAAGTACTTAGGGGAAGATATTGGAATAGGTAACGATTCTGCTAGCGTTCATATTACAGGTTCTCTTAATTTAAGATTAGACGGTGTAGAACAGTACTTCTCTGTTAATATAGATGGTTCTCCTCAAGTAAAAGTAAACGAAGAAGGTACTTTACAGGTTTACCCTAAAACAGAAACACCAACAGCAGTAACAGGAGGACTATTCTATAGTTCCTCAAATGAATATTATTTAGGTTTTAATAGTTAACGTATATTTATATAAGATTAAACATCTCTTTTTACTATGGCAATTTGGAAAAAAATACTTGTTAGTGGATCTAGCATTCATGTAAACGAAATAACAGCATCATCATTAACTAATAACAATCTTATTGTTGTTGGTTCAGGTGGAGCACTTGAGAACAGTGGACTAACCTTTGACGGTTCTGCAGTTACACTTACAGGTGCTAAATTAATTGTTCCAGGAGATATATCTGGAAGTGGAGATTTAAAAATCTCTGGTAGTACAGTTATTGATACTAATTTAACAGTAGGAGGAACTTCAACATTTACTGGCGGAGTTCAATTATCTGGAGATTTAGATGTCGATGGTAATATAGCCGGTGATGGTAATTTAGATATAGCCGGTAACGGTAAAATTACTGGAAGTTTTGAAGTAGACGGTGCTTCTACTTTTAATAGTGAAGTAACAATTTCAGGAACTAACAATTTAAGAGTTGGTGGTGATATAATAGTAGATGGAGATTTTACCTACTTAAATACTGCTAACTTATTTGTAGAGGATAAATTTATTCTTTTAAATTCTGGTTCTGCTAATCCTGATGAAGGAGGTCTTATTATAGATGAAGGTAATGCAACAGGACATGCTTTTGTATATGATGCAGACTCATCTAGATTTGCTTTTACAGGATCTTTAGATTCTACAGCTACTTCAGTAACACCAGATGCATTCGTTGCAGCAGTAGTACATGAAGGATCAGGACATACAGATGTACCGGAATACCAAAAAGCGGGTAACATCAAAGTAGATTCTTCTGACGAAATTTGGATTTACGTTTAAAATAGTATATAATATAGTTATGGGATTATTAGATAAAGGCAGAACTAAGCCTAGTAATACGGGTACGGAATTAACTCAAGCAGGTTTAACCAAAGAAGATTTTAAATTTATTCTTGCTAAATTAAGATTAGCAGATTATAAAGGAACAGAATTTGAAGCTTTTTACGCCGTATACACAAAAATACAAGATCATATAAATAATCAAAAATAAGTAGAGGGGCTTTTAAGCCCTTTTGCTATTTATAGGTATATTATAGGCCCGAAAGGGAAGTGGGCGGGAACGAACCCGTAACCTACCGTAATAGAGAAGATATGCCCAATTGGAAAAAACTGATAGTCAGTGGATCAGATGCGCACCTGAATTCACTTGACATTGCAACATTTATATCCGCTTCCAACTTTGAAGGTGGATTATTCAAAGGAGATGGTTCACAACTCACAAACATCTCTGCCTCTTATTTATCAAACGAACTTACAGCCAGTATTTCTGGTGCATTTAATTCTGTTTCTCAATCTATTGCTTCTGATATAGAAGATATTGTAGATGGGACAACAACAGTAACATCCGCCTCTTACGCTTTAACAGCTTCTTATGCATTGAATGCAGGTGGAGGTACAGGAGTAGGCTTTCCTTTTAGCGGTTCAGCTATTATCACAGGATCTCTCTTAGTATCTAGTTCATTTGTAGACTTTACAAATGCTACCGTAATATCAGGCTCTATATTTAGTGGTTCTTTTGTAGGAGATGGTTCCGGTCTAACAGGATTAGCCGGAGATGTAGATACAGGTTCATTATTAACCACAGCTTCTGCAGCCGGTTCTACTATTACTTTTGAAAAAGGTGATGGATCAACCTTTGACGTTTCTATAGCAGCTTCTGCTTCTTCAGCAGATGCACTAGTAACTGCTTCTATAGACGGCTCCACTCTTACATTTGAAAAAGGAGATGCTTCTACTTTTGATATCATACTACCATCAGGAGGTAATGGATATTCTGGAGAGACTGCAACAGCAATACTCTCACAATCAACAGCAGCTGAAACCTGGAGCTTTGCACACAACCTAAACGAAAGACATCCAGTTATTACAGTTTATGATGATAACGAAGATGTAATCGTACCGAATACTATTTCAGTAGTAGATGAGAATAATTTAGATATTATATTCTCTACTACTAGAACAGGTTATGCTACAGCAGTAGTTGTAGGAGTTAGTTCTTCTTTTGCTACTACAGCATCTTATATAGAATCTTTAAATGTTGACGGTCCATTAGGATTAGATAGTATAACTTCTGCTTCCTATGCATTAACTGCATCTTATGCTGATGACTTTAACGCTAACAATATAACAGCTACATCATTTACAGGTTCTTTCTCAGGTTCTTTTTACGGAGACGGTTCTAACCTATCAGGAGTAACTTCTTATACAGATGTAGATACTTTAGAATATATTAACAGTATTGGAGTAGTATCAAGCTCTGCCCAGATTAATACAGGTTCTTTCTCTGGCTCTTTCTTTGGAGACGGTACAGGATTAACCGGACTTGGGTATGGAGATACTAAAAAACTATATCAAACAGTAGCAGCAACTACATGGTCGTTTAACCATAATATGGTCGAACAGTATCCAACAGTTACTGTATACAACGATTTAAATGAAGTAGTACAGCCAACTAAAATAGTAGCGGTAGATTCTTCTTCTTTAGATATATACTTTGGAATACCGACAGCAGGTACAGCGGTAGCTGTAGTAGGTGGTGTAGCAACCACCCAAGAAGCAGGGTATAATAGAGTATTAGAACAAACATTATCGGCCACTACTTGGTCATTTACCCATAACCTAGGGAATAAATACCCACAAGTATCGGTATATGATTCTAGTGATGAATTAATTATACCTGGTAAGTTAGAAGCAGTAGATCAGAATAATTTAATTATATATTTTGATAACCCTCATGCAGGTACTGCAACCGCTACAGTAGGAGGAACATCTCTTACAGCGTCTTATGCCGATAGTTTAGTAATAAGTGATACACTTCTTACATATCAAGATAATACTGATGTAGATACAGGGACAGAGACTATAGCAACGGTATCAACTTCTACTTATGATGGTGCTTTTTTTGATTATATTATTAAAGACGGAACTAACTTTAGAGCCGGTACTGTTTTATCAGTATGGGATGGTTCTTCAATAGAATATACAGAAACTTCAACTCAAGATATAGGAAACACCACAGGTGTAACCATGTCAGTAGATATATCAGGAACTGATGCTAGACTAAGAGCAACCACAACATCAGATAATTGGAACATAAAAGCATTTGTAAGAGCATTATAGTATGAAAATATTTGACCCAAAATTAACAGGAAGTATAGAAATCCTTAACACCATAAGCGGTAGTGTTGAAATACAACAAGATTTAACAGTAGGGGGAACTATATTTGGAGATATAGAAGGAAGTATAGAGGGTACTGCAGCAACAGCTTCTTACGTAGAATTTAACAGTGTAGATGGATTATCTACTTTTTCATCAAGTATTGAAGATAGAGTAACTTTACAAGAAGAATTTAGTTCTTCTTTAGACAGTACTTTTGCAACAGATACAGCAGTGGCAACTGCAGTTTTAAGCCTCAATGCTGCTACATCCTCATACCTACTTAACACCACAGATACGTTAGATGGGGATTTAACTGTGACAGGAACAATAACTGCTCAAGAATTTCATACAGAATATGTTAGTGCTTCTATTATTTATCAATCAGGATCAACACAGTTTGGAGATACTTCTGATGACACTCACATTTTTACCGGCAATATTGGTATAGGCACGAATAGTCCTATACAAAAATTAGATGTAAATGGAAATATAGTTTCTAATTCATTTTATTTATATGATTCAACATCTAATGATAGAAACGTAATGTTCCTTGACGGTTCAGATAATTTATTACTAGCAACAGGGACAAGTACTGGAGCAAGATCAATGCTTTTTTATACTGAAAACGCAGAACGTATGCGTATTGATTCTACGGGTAACGTAGGTATAGGAACGAGTAGTCCTGTAAGAAAACTTGATGTAAATAGTGGAGTTTCTTCTGATATAGTGAGGTTTGGAAATAATAGTGGAGCAATGACTTTTGGTCAAACACCTAATCAGTCAAGTCTTGACCTTGCTTCAAGCAACGTTTTTAGAATTAGACAAGGCTCTTCAATTCCATTTATATTAAGTTCAAGTGGTAATGTAGGTATCGGAACGACTAGTCCAGGTAGATTGCTTGAAGTTTATGGGGCTCTTGATGGTTATATTAAAGTCAATGGGGGCCGTTCTGGTAATCACGGTTTTACACTTGGTTCAGATGCATACGGTTTTATTATTTTTGACGATACATTAAGTAATTATAGATTTGTTATTGAACAAGACTCAGGCAACGTCGGGATCGGAACAGCTAATCCAAATGGAAAATTAGACGTGCAATCATCTAACACAGGAAATTTACTTTCTAGAGTTTACAACCCTAACACCGGTGCTAGTTCTTCTGCTTCTTTTAGAATAGCTTCTGCCGCAAACAACGCAAACTCTGCTAGATTAGAATTTTCTGACGCTAGTTATTATACAGCTACAATATCAGGAGATAGAGTTCAGGGGCTAGTTTTTAGAACATCAGCAACTGGGAGTAACCCCACTACGGTCCCTGAGAGAATGCGTATTGAATCAGATGGTATAATTAGTATAGGTGAAGGTGCTACACAATCTTGGATAGCTAATAAAGTACAGACTACAACCACTGCAGTTTCAGGGAAGCAGGACATGTCTGACATAGACAGAACCACAGCCAATTGGATGAGGATTACTAATCCTGTTTATTCAACAAATGGTTCTGTAGGTTTAATAATGCGTACTTTCCCAAATTCAGATGCAAGGCAGGGTGCTGGTATAATAGCTTCAGGAGGATCTGATAACGCGGCTACGGATTTAGATTTATTTGTTAGTCAACAAACATCTGGTGCTACAACGAGTACATCATATTCTGCTCTATCGATAAAAGGTAACACAGGTAACGTAGGTATAGGTAACACAACACCTTCTGCTAACCTATATGTTTCCGGAGCAAATGGAGATGCGACTACTAAAGCAGAAATGCAATCAAACTCAGTATTTACTATAAAACCTTCTGCAACAAATTCTGGTAATTTAAATTTTGCTCAAGTAGATGGGGGTAATTCAATAGGTATTCAATTTACAAACGGTGCAGGAACATCAGATTGGGATATAGCACTGAATCCATTTGGAGGTAACGTAGGTATAGGGGTAACTGCTCCAAGTGAGAAACTAGAAGTAGCAGGAAATGCTATTTTAGATGCCAGTAATGCTAGGTTGAAAATTAAAGGAGGTGTAACAGGAACTAATAGCGGTATAGATTGGACTTTTAATTCAGATTCAACACAGTATGCTAAAATAGAATTAGACTATGATACTAGAGCTACTACCGGACTATTGATAGATTCAGGATACCCGATGACCTTAGATTACAGTAGCGGTACTTTTAGTATTAAGAAAAATGGCTCAAGTGAGTTAACAATTCTAAATGGCAACGTAGGTATCGGAACGACTAGTCCGGGCTATAAACTTGAGATAGATGGCACCCTTAAATCTACAGGTTGGGGTTATTTAGCCACTACGGGAGCTACAAGTATTGTAAATATTGGAAGCTCTAATGCAGCAGTGACGCAATTAAATCTCTCAACTTCGTCTTCGGGAGGCAGCACGGTAGCTGCTACAAATTCATTATCAATAAGCGTAAATAATACGACAGCAGCAAAAATCCTGTCAAACGGAAATATAGGCATCGGAACGACTAGTCCTTCTGAAGCGCTGCACATATATCGCAATGCAGCATCTGCTGAGATAAGACTTCAGAACAACAATATTAGCTCCTACATAAGAAGTAATACAGACAATTTAAACTTCTATGTATTTAATGGGGAGAAGATGCGTATCACCTTAGGTGGCAACGTAGGTATAGGTACTACAAGCCCAAATTGCATGCTGGACGTTCAAGGGAACTCATCTTTTGGTTCTATAAAAAGCCTACAAGGAACATACCACCAGCCTAATAAGTGGCAAAAAGTTATAAGTTTTACTTATTCTGCATTTAGTTTTGATTCGTTTACTTTGATTGTTAATGAGGGAGGAGATACAGGTAATTACAATTCAAATGCTGAAGTATACATACATTATAAGTTCCAAAATAATAACGGTAGAATAGTAGCAAACATAATTAATTATGGAGATAAACCTATACTAGCTGAAAACTTTGAAATTTATAAAACCGGTACAACTAACGGTACAATCACTATCTACCATAAGATGGTAAGGAATTACCAAACACCAAGTTACACACTTTTAGGACCTACAGTTAATATAGATTATACCTGGCACGGTACAGTAGTCGGTGATGACTTATCATCAGAAACAAACGACCCTTGGTTTATAAAAGATATTACAAACGGGTTAACCATCAATGGAAGATCTGGTAATGTAGGTATAGGAAAAACTAGTCCTTCCTATAAACTTGATATAGATGGAGGATCATCAGTTCCACTACAGGTAAATTCTACTCAAGATTATATGATAGGTTTATCTAGATCTGGGGTATCTCAATGGTGGTTAAAAGCTTATACTAATGGAGCATTTGCTCTACATGAAAACGGAGTTGGTGATCAAATATATATTCCAGGTGGCGGTAACGTAGGTATAGGTACAACAGCACCTGGTGAAAAACTTGATGTCAACGGGGCTGTACAAGCTGTAGCATATAAAGCTACAGGAGGAGGAACTTCCACTTTCGGTACGATGACTAAGGTATATCAAGATCTACATAAAAGATCTTTTGTTACAACTCATAATTTTACTTATGCTGGGACAGGTACATATTACTTTAACTTAGCTTTCCCAGCTTCCGGTACTATCGGATTTAACTTAAAGATTGTTACCAGTAGAAATGGTAACTGGAGAAATTTTGGATATATCGATCATCAAGGTTTCGTATATTGGGAAACAGATGGTGATTTTGTACACGAAGCAGGGGTAACCTCAATAGCATCAAGTCATGGAGGAGGTATTACAGTAGGTAATCCGACTGGCTTTGGAGCTAATAGTATCTCAGCTTCAACCCCCGGCTCCCTTAATTACAACTACATGATCGTTAGATTTCCTATATACTTCCCAGACGGTACCACCGGATCAGATGGATTCTGGAAAGTTCATTTAGATACTTATGGATACACCGGAGATACAGCATACTTCTTAAAAGCATAAAATATTTATAATAAAATAACCAAAGAATGATAATTTACGATCCTTACCTAACCGGAAGTTTGACAATAAATGGAGCTTTAGTAGACTCTTTAGGAAACTTAGATAACATATCTTCTTCGGTACACTCTCTAACACAAGACTCTGCTTCTTTTTCAACAAGAGTATCTTCAACAGAAGGTAATATAACAGCTTTAAATGCTGCTTCATCATCATATGCATTAAAGACTGAAATAAGTGGATCATTTACTTCGGTATCGCAATCATTTGCTTCAGAAAGACTTAAGAATACTACAGATATACTTAATGGTGATTTAACTGTAACAGGAACGATCACAGCACAGGAGTTCCACACCGAGTTTGTAAGTGCTAGTATTCTTTATCAAAGCGGTTCAACACAATTCGGTAATTCAACTGATGATGAACATAACTTTACCGGAACTTTAACTAATACAGGGAATGTAGGTATAGGTACGACTGATCCTAGTACTAAGTTAGAAGTTAATGAACAAACAGCTAATACTTCTGCTTATATTACAGTGGACTCATTAAGTTGGAATGCAGGTATAAGTTTAAAAAATGGGAATGGAACTTGGGAAATATTAAATGACTACACAGGATTAGGGACTACTGATACATTAGGTTTCTTTAATAATGGTTATCATATGGTTATTGATAATACAGGTAAAGTAGGTATAGGCACAAGTAGTCCCGCAAAAAAACTTGACGTAAATGGAACAGTTAGAGGTTTAACCTTAGTTGCAGATGACACTACTGTTCAGACGGGTTTTAACGGCAATTCTTTAATACAAATAAGCAGGGGAGCAGCACCTTCTTATTTACAGTTTATTTCCCCAACTAATCAACAACAAGGTATTTTATTTGGAGATACAGATGATACTGTTATGGGATCTGTTAGATATGACCATACAGGGGATTATATGTGGTTTGAGGCTAATAACGCAGAACGTATGCGTATTGACTCAAGCGGTAAAGTAGGTATAGGTGCTACAAATCCTACTGAAAAATTAACTGTAAATGGAAATATAAACTTTCCGTTTGATACGACAGGTGCATATTATTTTGGAATTCAGCCTTCTCCTTCAAACCCATTTTCAACCAGTGCAAGGGAACTTATAATAAGAGGAGCTAATGCCTATCAAGGGGCAAATCCTTCACAAGCGCAAGCAGGTGGGGATGTTTATATAAAAGGAGGTTATTCCATAGCTAATACAGGTATTGGTGCGTATGCTGGAGATGTAAATATAGAGGGGGGAGAAACTCATACTGGCGGTACAGATGGAGCAGGTATAATTACGCTTAAGACCGCAGGAACAGAACGTATGCGTATTAATTCCGGTGGCAACGTAGGTATAGGTATTACGAACCCAACTGAAGCACTTACAGTGCAAGACTCAATCGGAGTTCAACTTGGCTTTAAAAGATTCTACTCAGGATTCGGTACTGTACCAGCTGGCGTAGGTTCAGCTTATAATTTACCTGTTACATTAAATCAGGCACAAGGAACTACATTAACCTCTACATATCAATATAAGATATTTTTAACCACTACAGGTACAGGTACATATAATAGTTCCGTATACATTATATATATCAATAGTGATGCATCTGCTTGGGTAGGAAGGGAGTTATCTAGAAGCGGCACCTCAAGTAACCACCCGGAATTAGATATAATTAATGGTAGCGCGGTAATATTTAATGATCATCCGAACGCTTACGGTGTTTATTATAGAGTAGAGACAACCCATACAGGTCAAGCTAAAACAAGTCCTAATATTTTTGGTAGTGACTTTATGTGGCAAAGGACAGATACCCGATTAACATATGAGGACGGTAACGTAGGTATAGGTACAAGTAATCCAAGTGCTAAGTTAGATGTTAATGGAATAACTAGAGTATCAGGAGATTTTGCTGGAACAGGTCAAAACCCATTAATACAGTTATATAATACAGATACTTCTTTAGGCGCAGATCAAATACTTGGTGATATTGATTTCTATCAGTCTGACGCTTCAGGAGGTGGAGCGGGCGTAGTTGGAAGGATAAGATCTATTAATGATAGTAATTTTAAAGGAGAAGCATCTTTAACATTTCATACTGGGGAAGCTAATGTAAGCTTTCAAGAACGTATGCGTATTACAAGTGGTGGGGCTGTTATAATTGGGACAGGAGGTGCATTTTCAGCAGGTAGTGGAAACATACAAATTAATCGTTCACCTGATGGTGGTTATATTCAAACAAGTGCTGTATTAACTTCAGCAGTAGACCAAAGATACTTTTACAACCCAAATGGATTAGTTGGTAGAATAGAAACATCAGGTTCTTCAACTTCTTATATAACTACTTCTGACTATAGATTAAAAGAAAATGTAATACCATTAACAAATGCTTTAGATAGATTAGATGCTCTTAAACCTTCTCGCTTTAACTTTATAGCAGATGGTAACAAAACAGTAGACGGATTTTTAGCACACGAAGTACAAGATATAGTTCCTGAAGCTATTAGTGGAGAAAAAGATGCTACCGAAGAATATGAAGTTACACCTGCCATTTTAGACGAAGAAGGTAATGTAAGTGAAGAAGCGGTAATGGGAACAAGAGACGTTTATCAAGGAATAGATCAATCTAAAATAGTACCTTTATTGACTGCTGCTTTACAAGAAGCAAACGCATTGATAAAAGAATTACAGACTAGAGTACACAACTTAGAAAATAATTAATTATGGCTTATAAAATCCTAAAACAATTCCAACCAAACTCTAAAAATGTTTGGGTAGAAAAATTATCTAATGAAGATACACTAGATGTATTTGATACACAAGAATTAGCAGAGAATAAACTAAGTGAATTACAATCCTCAGATTCAACCAGAGAATATAAAATTGTAGAGGTCTAATACACTCAACAGTCCTATTTATTAGTATATCCCTTTTGGATAGTGAAAAAAGGACTGTAACATGGCAAATAAATTTGTAGCCCGTAAAGGGTTAATCTCATTAGATGATACTGAAATAACAGGATCTCTAAGTATCACTGAAAACATAATCGCCGCCGGCACTATTCAAGCAGCTTTTGCTGGGAGTACCTCTACGGCTATATCTGGAGCATTTACAGATGTATCTAGTTCTCTATCAGGACGAATTACTTCTAATGAAGTAAGTGTTAGTTCTCTAAATTCTAATACTTCTTCTTATGCATTAAAAACAGATATTACCGGATCATTCACCGATGTATCAGCATCAATAACCTCAGAGAGGTTAAAAAATACTACAGATACTTTAGACGGAGATCTTACAGTTACAGGAACAATTACTGCACAGGAATTTCATACAGAATTAGTTTCTGCTTCTATCATATATGAATCAGGTTCAACACAATTTGGTAATTCATCGGATGATACTCATAGTTTTACTGGTACTCTGACTAATACAGGAAATGTAGGTATCGGGACGACTAGTCCTTTTGATTCTAAATTACAAGTAGTTGGAAGAATTAGAGCAGCAGGTGGAACAAGTGGAGGGTATTTCTTTGGTTCAGAAGAATTTGACGGAGGTTTTTACGCTCCTTCGGATGGTAATTTAGCTTTTAGCACAAACGGTACTGAAAGAATACGTATTGATGGTAATGGCAACGTAGGTATCGGGACGACTAGTCCTTTGCATCTACTTCACGTTAACGGAGCTTCAGACGGTAACTCTATTTACACTGCAATGTTACAAAATACTGGAACTGCACCTAATACCGCAAGTAAATTATTATTTGTTCAAGGTGGAAGTACGATAAGAGGTGCGGTAATTGGTGGATTACAAGAAGCCACAGCTGGCTCTCCTACATCTATGGTTTTTGAAACATCTGCAGCTTATGCTACTCCTACAGAAAAAATGCGTATTACTTCAGATGGTAACGTAGGTATCGGAACGACTAGTCCTACTTCAGCTAAATTAGTAGTTGCTGGAGATCTGGATGTTTGGAGCTCCACAAACACACTTTTAAGATCTGCACATAATGGAAGTTTCGGAAGCTTACAAACTTACACGGGCGGCGCATATGGAATTTTAACACTTAATCCAGGAGGCGGCAACGTCGGGATCGGTACGACTTCGCCTAGCAAAAAGCTTGACGTAGATGGTGCTATAAGAACACGTAATAGCTTTAACGTATCCGATGGTACCACGCAAATTGGAGGATTATTTCCTTACAAAGTTATTACAGGTGCTGGAACTGATAATTCATTGGCATTATTTACTGAAAATGGGTTAGACCTTCACTTTATGACAGACGGAAGCATTTCGTCTAAAATGATTATAAAATCAGGTGGCAACGTAGGTATCGGGACGACTAGTCCTGGGGCTAAGTTAGATGTAGAGGATTCTGGTGCTGATTTAATTGATTTAACTAGAACTTCTGTAGGTACTTATAGATTAGCTATTTCTGGGAACGATAGATTTTCTATATATGACGTTGGAGAATCTTCTGAAAGATTAAGTATCACTAGCACTGGCAACGTAGGTATAGGTACAACTTCTCCAGACACACCTTTACATATTGATTATGAACAGTCATCCTTAGCAGGAAATTCGTGGATTGGATTACATGTAGACAGATCGTATGCATCAACAGCAGGATTTTATACAGGTTTAGCTCTGACAGCATATCAAAATAAAGGAGCATTGATAGGAGCAGACGGTAACCAAAACTTAATGTTCTTCAATTATGACGGAGTAAACAATGTTACTACATCTGAAGCAATGCGACTAAATGCTAATGGAGTTTTAAACATCTACAAAGGAAGTTCCTCTAATGACAATATTAGATTTTATAATACAGACGGTAACTACGCCTACATTAGAACTACATCAGCTAATAATTTGAATAATGTTTGGTTTGACGGTACGCTAGGGTGTATACAGTGGTATGCTTGGGATAACCCAGGAGGAGCAAGAACAGCCGATACTTATACAACACATTATTTCGGTATCGGAAGAGGTACAGATTATGAATCTGTTAGGATTGAAAGAGGGGTTATAACCGGTAAAGAAAATAGTAATACCGATAGGTATAAAATAAACCCAGTAGGTGATAGTTACTTTAATGGTGGTAACGTAGGTATAGGTACGAGCAGCCCTGATGCTAATCTAGAGATTTCTAAAAATGCTGGAGCAGACCCTGGCCCAGTTGATGAGCCAGTTACACTCAGGTTAACAGACGCAGGAAATGCTGCGAACGGATTAGGCGATACAACAAATCCTTGGGCTGAAATTCAATTCTATAGCGAAGATGCTTCTTCAGGTGGACCATCTATACAAGCTAAAATAGCTACAATATATGATGATATTTATTCTGCAGGTTCTCACATAGTATTTTATAATACATCAACTCCAACTAACGGGTTATCGGAAAGGATGCGTATTAATTCTGTAGGTAATGTAAGCATAGGAACTGCAGCAGTAGCATCAGCAAATGCAGCTGCAGATAATTTTGTTATTAAAGGAGAAGGAACCGCAGTAGGTTTGACAATATCAAATTCTGTAAACTCAGGAACAGGTACAATCTTTTTTGGAGATGCAGCAAGTTCAACAGTAGCAGGTTTTAGATATAATCATAATACTGGAGATATGGCAGTAGCTTTTGAAGATGATATTACCTTTAGTTCCAGCGGTTACGAAAAAGCTCGTATTCTATCAAGTGGAGGTATTACCTTCAACGGTGATACTTCTACTTCAAATGCTCTTGATGATTATGAAGAAGGGACTTTTACTCCAGTAATCGGAGATGGAACATATACGTATTCCAATAGAAGAGGACATTATGTTAAAATAGGTAATTTAGTTTATGTTCATATAGGATTAAGATTAGCATCAGCATCTCCCGGTTCAAGCACGGCAAATATAAGTGGTTTACCTTTTACTAGCGCAAATTTCGGGTCTTATCAAGAACCTCATACAAGAGTAGGAATGGCAGGCTTATGTGTAACAGCTAACTTATCCTACAATTTGAGTTTTTACATTGCTAGCAATAACAGTGTAATTTATGCTAGAACATCAGCTAGTAACGTAGACTCCCCAGTAGCTTCAAATCAACTATGGAAAGCAGGAACTTTTATAAAATACCAGTTAATTTATACAGTTAGTTAAGATTTATATTATGGCAATAACAAAAACAATAACAATCGACAAAATTGAAATCGTAGGAGATTTTAAGAACATTCAAGTAAGACAAGCTTCTGTTATCGAAGAAGATGGTGTTGAGCTTACAAGAAGCTTTCATAGGTATGTATTATCTCCGGGTAATGATCTTACAGAACAACCTACAGAGATACAGTCTATCGCTAATGTAGTTTGGACAGAAGAAATTATTACAGCATACCAAGCCTCTCAAGAACAAACAGTAGAGTAAAATATTTATAATAAAATAACCAAAGAATGATAATAGATAACCCCATAGTCTCCGGCTCATTAGATATACAAAATGATGTAACGGCTTCAAACTTACTACTCCGAGGTACAGCTTCTGGGGTATTTTCTGGTTCATTTTTAGGGGATGGATCACAGCTTTCCGGTGTAACATCTTATACAGATTCAGATACACTCACCTATATTAATACATTAGGGGTACTATCAGGTTCAGCACAAATAGCATCTGATATATCTGGTTCATTTACAGATTTGTCTAGTTCAATTCAAGGTAGAGTAGCAGCTCAAGAAAGCTTCAGCTCATCATTAAGTACTACAGAACTAATACTATCAGGTTCTTTTTCAGGAAGTTTTATTGGTGATGGATCTCAACTATCAGGAGTTACTTCATATACAGATTCAGATACTTTAGCCTTTATAAATTCAAAAACAGTACTATCAGGTTCGATTGCAGAACTTACATCAGTTACAGCTTCATTTTTGAATACAGGTTCGGTAACTATACCGCATGGCTTCAATTCAAAGAACGTCTCTATCGCCGTTTATGATGATAGTGATATACTTATTATACCCCAAGAAATTGCACTCGTTAGCAACAATGCTGTTAAGGTAACTTTTGGAGGGTTAACTTCTGGATTTGCTGTAGTAGCAAAAGGTGGACATATAGTATCAGGTTCTGTACCGGTACCTCAATTATCAACAGTTGCAGATTCATTTACATCTACAACTTCTCATACAGTCACACATAACTTTAATACTAAAAACGTAATAGTATCGGTATATGAAGGAGATAATTATATTATACCAGATACAATAACTACCCCTACAGACAATACTGTTGAAGTTACCTTCCCTGAAGCGATTTCAGGTAGAGTGGTAGTGGTAAAGTCTGGACATATAGTATCAGGTTCTATACCATACAGTAACTTATCTAATACACCAACACTTCTTTCATCTTCAGCTCAAATAGCATCTGATATTTCAGGTTCGTTTACCTCTCTTAGTTCTTCATTTCAAGGAAGAATTTCTACTAATGAAGATAATATTGGATCATTAACGGCTAGTACGTCTTCTTATGCATTAAAAGAACAAATCTCAGGTTCGTTTACTTCGGTTTCACAATCATTTGCATCAGAAAGACTTAAAAATACTACGGATACATTAGATGGGGATTTAACTGTAACAGGAACAATAACTGCTCAAGAATTTCATACAGAATTTGTTTCTTCTTCTATTATTTATCAATCAGGTTCAACACAGTTTGGAGATACATCTGACGATACTCATATTTTTACCGGTACTGTAGGTATAGGTACGAGTAGTCCTTCTACTTTACTTACTGCTGATTTAGGCGCAAGTGGAAATATTGCACATTTTGAGGGTAACAGTAATGTTCATTTAAGAATTGGAGAATCTTCAGGAGATATGTACTTAAATGCTAATAATGGCAACGCTACCATTGCATTTCAAACAAATACTGTAGAACGTATGCGTATTGACTCTAGTGGGAATCTAAATTTTAGCACCGCAGATGGAGTAGGAATTACATTTAAGGAATCAGGATTTATTACCATTGACTCGGATAACAACGATTCTAGTAGAAACTTCCAATTTAAGGACGGTAGTGGTAGTACGTTAATGACTTTACTCGATACAGGTAATGTAGGTATCGGAATAACTGATCCTCAAAATAGATTATCCCTGGGCTCTACTCAAGGAAGTGGTATTGACTTCCTGTACGATGCTACTAATACATATAAAAACCAGATAAAAAACTATTGGAACTCTAGTACAGATACTAGAATGGATTTCAATATCGGTAGAACAGCTAATGTTACACCTGTAACTGTTATGTCCGTAGGATATAATAGTAACGTAGGTATAGGTACTACAAGTCCAACTGAAAAATTGGAAGTTAATGGAACTGGTAGATTTACAAATTCATCAACCGCTATTGGTATAATACTTAATAGAGGTTTAGATGTTAATTCTGTAGGAGAAGCAGGAGTTGGTATGCAATTAGGTGCATTAGACGGTTCTACATATAAAGAAGGTGTAACCATGTACGGCTCTTTAAAATCAAACGGAGACGATGGTGGATTTACCGTGCAAGTCAGAAAGTCAAATGTTATGCAAACTCGTTTTACTATAAATGAAGACGGTAACGTAGGAATCGGTACGACTTCGCCTTCAAGTGGTGCTAAATTAGACGTAAATGGAAGTTTAGCTATAGCTAATACAGGTCAACTTAATCTTACCCGTACTTTGGATACTAATAATCTTTGGTACGGGATGAGATATGATAATGATGAAGTTCAAATTTATACATATTACCCATCAAACAGGAGTATAACTTTCAATACTGTTTCTGGAGGAACAGGAATTACCAATCAATTAATGAAAATTGAAGCTGGCGGTAACGTAGGTATAGGTACGACTAGTCCTGAACAGAAAATGCATATTGAAGGAGCATCATTAACCGTAAATAGAGCAAATGATGACAGTTCTGTTGCTTTTCAAAATTCGGCAACTAATGCAACTTGGAGAATTGGTAGAGATTATTCTAATTCAGAAGCATTGACTTTTGCTTATTCCGTATCCGGCTACCCTTCTTTAACTGGTAATACAATAACGGTAATTGATACAAGCGGTAACATAGGTATCGGTACGAGTAGTCCAGCTGCTAAATTAGATGTTTACGGTTCTTCGAATAGTGCTGATAATATGATTGAGCTAATAAACTCAAAATACGACAGCACAGACACAACAGGAGAAACAGGTATACTGTTTGGATGGAATAATCACGTTGCAGCAAGAATAACTGCTTTTAAAGAAGGTACTGTAAATCGAACAGGTTTTAAAATTATAGGAGAAGCTGGGTTTAACGTACCTACAACAATTGCTACGTTTAGATCAACAGGTTTAGTAGGGATAGGTACTACAAGTCCATCGGATCCTTTACATATACTTTCATCGACTAACATAACCAGATTTGAATCCTCTACTACTGGACTATATAATACTTATAAAAATTCAAATGGAATATTTGGGTATGTAGGAACTGGTTCTCAAACAGTTTCAGGAGGTGGTTCTGATGATTTTGGTATACAATCAGCTAACAATTTTGTAATAGCTACAGGTGGGAATACGGAACGTATGCGTATTACAAGTGGGGGTCAAGTTAATATCGGATATAATGGCACTGCAAGAGGTAGTGTTAATACTGTTTTAATGGTTGGTAAAACAGGAGCAACTTACCTTGAAATAAATGGAGGAGATACATCTGGACAAGGAGGATTGTTGTTTGCAGATGGTTCTGGAGGAGCGTATGGTTTAATAAATTACCTTCACGCTTCTGACGAAATGCAGTTTTATACTGCTGAAGCAGAACGTATGCTCATCACCTCAAGTGGTATTATTCAAACAAATGTTACTAAACCATTAGGAAGTGATACTCCTAACTTAAGGTTAAAAGTTACTCCTACAGGTACTAATTATTCCTCAGGTGCTTATGTTAATATAGTTTTTGGAGATGAAACTGTTACCAATAGTTATCTTGGAGACATACAAGTAGTTCAAGGAGATCCTTCCATCAGTACAGCAACTACAATGAGATTTCTTACAAATTCAGGAGGAGGTAATGCTGCTACTCAAGAACGTATGCGTATTCTACCAAGTGGGGGGATTACCTTCAACGGAGATACTTCTACTTCAAATGCTTTAGATGATTATGAAGAAGGTACTTGGACGCCTACTTTTCCTGACGCAGGTAATGTTAGTTCGGTAGCTATTTCTGGAACAGCTGTCTATACAAAAATAGGAAGAATAGTTCATTTAGCTTTAGAAGTAAGCGGCCAATTCATTTCTACAGGTACTGAATCTTTATTCTCTTTTACACTTCCTTTTACAGCCGCTTCCACTACTATGGATCATGTTGGAACTGCAACTTTTTTTATAGGCACTGGTGCTAATAGATTCGGTATGGGTAGTGTTTTTCAAGGAACCACAACCAACAGCAAAACATATGTATACATACCAGCAAGAGAAGTACAGCAATCAGGAACTTGGGGACAAATGAGAATTAGTTTAACATATTTTGCATTATAATAATAGTAAATAAAAATGGCATTAACAAAACAAAAAGTACAAGATAAAGTAGAAATAGTATCTACTTTTAAACACATTCAAATTCGTTACTCTAATCAAATATTAGAAGATGGAGTAGTAATTTCTGATTCATTTGAGCGTACCGTAGTATCTTGCGGTGAATACGATAAAGCAGATGAACATAACGTAAGAGCAATAGCAGATGCAGTTTGGACAGAAGAAATAGTTGAAGCATATCAAGCCTCTCAAGTACAAACAGTAGAGTAAAATATTTATAAACAAAGCACCAAAGCATAACTAATGAAAATATACAACCCCACAGGATTTAGCTCAAATCTAACAGGATCTTTTACAGGATCATTTAAAGGAGAGTTCGACGGAATATTCTCTGAAGAAACCTCAAATAATATTTCAGGAGCATTTGAGGAAGTATCCTCTTCTTTATCAGCACGTATATCTTCAAATGAAAGTAATGTTAGTTCTTTAAATTCTTCTACTTCTTCCTACCTTTTAAACTCCACAGATACTTTAGATGGAGATTTAACTGTTACGGGAACAATCACGGCCCAAGAATTTCATACAGAATTTGTTTCTTCTTCAATAATCTATGAATCAGGTTCAACTAAGTTTGGAGATACTTCTGATGATATTCATTCATTTTCAGGCTCTTTAAGAGTAAAAGGTTCAGGAGATCATTATTTCACTGACGGTAACGTAGGTATTGGTACGACTAGTCCTGGTAGTTACGACACTGCTATAATAGGCAGCGGTCATAAGTTCTTAAACGTTCAAGCTAGCTCTACTAATTACGCAGTACAAACATTAGCAGGTAATAGCAGTACAAATGGAAATAGACTAGGTTATTTAACTTTTGTTAATAACAATAATAGCGCCACTTATAAATATTCTGCTTGGATAGGTTCTGAAATAGAAGGTACAACTGCAAACAAACAAGGTGGAAGGTTAATTTTCTCAACTACTTCAGATAATTCAACAGCTGGACCTATTGAACGAATGCGCATTAACGCATCAGGTAACGTAGGTATCGGGACTACTAGTCCTAGTGCTAAGTTACAAGTTACTGGAGCAAGTGGAGCAATCTCAGGTACGGGAATGACGTACTTAAATAATTCAGATGATGCATTTTCTTTAGTAATTAACAATGCAGGTAATTCATCTCAAAATGATAGAGGCGTATTTGATGCTAGAGTAGGAGATAGTTCTGTGTTTAGGATAAATAACTCTGGCAACGTAGGGATCGGAACGACTAGTCCTGGAAGTAGAAGACTAAGCGTTGTTAAAGATAGTGGTATTACCTCTGGTTTTAATGATATAACAGAGTTTTTAGATACAACTTTAGGTGGTGGTGGTTCAGTAAGTTTAAATATTGGTAGAGCAAATAGTACTAAAAACTTAGGTAAAATGGCGTTTAAATATGCCAGCTCAGGCTCTAATAATAACGAATTGAACTTTGGGTTTTATGATGCTGATAATTTGATGACCATACAAGCAGGCGGTAACGTTGGGATCGGGACGACTAGTCCAGCATCTAAACTACATATAAAAACGTCTGTTGATAATAGTGTTGCTCAAGGATTAGTTATTGAGAGAAGCGCAAACAGTGATAAGGGTTATATAAATTATAACGGAGGTGGATTTCAGTTTAGGTCAACAGTGGGGGACCCTATTGTATTTGGTGAAACAGACGCTGAACATATGCGAATCTTGCCTGACGGTAACGTCGGTATCGGAACGACTAATCCTGCTAAAAAACTTACGGTTAATGGTAGCTTTAAACTTGGTACAAATGCTTATATTGAATACGGAGGTGTTTATCCTTATACTATAACAACTGCAAATACAGCAGCAGTTGGTAATTTGGTTTTTAGTGCAGGTTTAGGAAGTGCTGCATACGAATCAAAAATAGATTTACAAGGAACTAACGCAGCAGGCGTTGCTGGTATAACATTATCCACTGCTGCAACTGCTAGAATGGTTGTAACTGCAGACGGCAACGTAGGTATAGGTAGGACTGATCCTGGAGCAAAAATGGCTTTTGGAAATTTTGTAGATACAAACGGATATGATATAGGTACAATACGTTTTTATGATAATAATGATGGTATAATCTACGGTATTGGTGTAAGTAATAATCAATTTAATTTAAGAGCTGGTACAACTTCTGATGGTTTTGCTTTTTGGGCTGGAACTAGCCATAGAATGCAAATTCAAGCAACCACCGGTAACGTAGGAATCGGTACGACT